TCTTCCGCTTCTTCTACACTTTCTTTGAGTATTCTAAGAATTTCTTCTTTGATTATTTTTTTTATTGACATTTTTTTCGTTTTTCCTTAAAGATTAGTCAAACAATGCATCTTCTAGTTCATCTCTCGCCTTGAATTCTGCTCTATCTACATCTTCTGAATATTGTTTGTACCTTGGATTGTTTTTCGCTGCTTCACGAACTTTCGGCTCTGGGTCTTTAATTAAGATTAACAATGCTTCAAGTGGAGTATTTTCGTTCTTAGCAACATTCTTTCTGACAAGTTCATCTGTATCTCCACTCAATTTTATCAATATTTCAGGTGGACAATTTTGATTATAAGCAACACCAGATCTGACATCATCATCTTCATCTCCACTCAATTTTATCAATATTTCAGGTGGACAATTTATATTCCAAGCAACACTAGTTCTAACAACAGATGAGCGATCTCTATGCAATTTCCACAATATTTTAGGTGGAGAATATCTATTCCTAGCAACTCCCGATCTGACAATTACTTCTGTATCTCCACTCAATTTTATCAATATTTCAGGTGGACAATTTAAATTCTGAGCAACAAAATGTCTGACTTCATCATTTGTATCTCCACTCAATTTTATCAATATTTCAGGTGGACAATATAAATTATAAGCAACTCCCATTCTGACTTCATCATTTTTATCTCCACTCAATTTTATCAATATTTCAGGTGGACAATTGAAATTACGAGCAACAACCTTTCTGACTTTATAATCATCATGCTCACTCAACTCAGCAAGTCTCTCTGGGGTTGTGCGATAATATTTCGCTTCTTCTACACTTTCTTTGAGTATTCTAAGAATTTCTTCTTTGATTATTTTTTTTATTGACATTTTTTCGTTTTTTTTTCCGTTCCATTATTGAATCAAGTTCATCAACATTCTTTCTTGATTTTTCTTCAGCAGACCTTTGTCTAGATTTCCAGGCTCTCATTTTGGCTAGGTCTCTTTTTATATCTGAACGATTAAATAGCCCACTGAGTTCTAAATTTGCTGGGTTTCTCTGCGCGATTGCAAGCATAACATCTTGTGAGCCTCTAATTTCACCATGAGACATCGGTGGCCTTTCGGGGTCCATACTTTTTCTTCTCTGTAGTGCCTGCTTTTGAAGTGTCATTTCATTTTCGTACATTTGTATGAGAATGTAGTCTGGTGTGGATAGATTTTTGACGAGACCCAATCTGACTTCTGGATCTGGATGCATTGAGAGTTCATACCTCCGACCTTCTTCAAATCTAGGGTCATTTGTAAGTCTAGAAGAACCAACTGAATATCGGCGGTCTCTCGTTTGTTTGTCATACCATTTTCTCGCATTTTTTATGCGCTTCCTCTCTGCCGGATCTTTTACTCCTTTTGTTGAGTAATATCGATCTACTACACTTTCTGGCTCTGGGGGGAGATCAGTTGGGTCAAAACGAGCCTCTTCTAAATTTCGAGATTCATTTAGGAATTTCTTCCAATTTTTTAAAATTTTTTTCATTTTCTTATTTCCTATTGTTATTTTCAACCATAGATAATTCCATGATGCTTTCTTTCGTAAAAAATTCAACATATGTGTTGTTTTTTGGCGTAACTTCTTGATTCAGAAAGAAGTATTTGTCTGCAATTGTTTCTTTCGAGTGTTTTTTAAATTGCAAGCGACATAAAAGAAAAGAATCTTGAAATTCGTCTAAATTCTCTAATTTATTCCAGCGTACATCGCTCATATTTTCGCCATAGCCACCAAAATAATAAATTTCGACTTCTTTATCTTGTTCTTTTTGCTCCATGTTATTAAATATCTCAAAAACACCGTTTTGCGACAAGTTTTCGTCAAAAATAAACTCTTTCATAGGCTTTTCTAGCAAAGATGAAGGTTTTTTTTCGTAAAAATCAATAGATGATGTGAATTTTTGTCCATTTTTCGACGAAACTTGAGGAGTTAAGCCGAAAAATTCATTTTTATCTCTTATTTCTCGCAACAAAGTTTGACTTTCAGAGTCAAGTTTTTCATCTTTGAAGTTTTTTGTATTTTTTTTGATTTCGTTATTTTTTATTATTTTTTTAGGAGTTAAAGAATCTTTCAAGATGTCGTTTAAGTCAGATGAAGAAATTTTATACTTATCTTCTATTTTATCAAACAAAAAAAGACTGCTATCTTTGATAAATTCAAATTTTCCTAACTTTATTTCATAAGTTAAGTTCGTTCTGTTTGTTTTTGACAGTTTTTGGTCATCTTCTCGCAATATTTTTTGCATATAATCTTCTAATATTGATACTTTTTCTATTGTGTTTTGTAATTCTTGCTTGTCATCTGACAATTTAAAGCTATTTTTCATAGAAAAATCAACTTCTTGCACTGATTTTTTTGAAAAAAGACCATAGGTGTTGGAAAAGTCATAAAAACTATCTACTAAACGTTGGTCAGTGTATGAAAAGTCACCATTTGTCTCTAAATTGTGTTGCAAACTAACTAAATTTTTCTTTGCAACCTTTATTTTTTTTTGTTTATCCTTCAACATGGTATAAATTTGGTTGTCTAATTCAAAAACTATGGAATATTCATACGTTCCGTAGAAATTGTTTTTATCGCATGTTTTATCAACAAAAATAAAATTTCTAATATTTTTTTCGTTATTGAAATCATATTTATTTTCTTCTATTAAAAAGTCGTTTCCGCTATATTGTATGTCGCCTTTGTCATTAGAAAAGAAACCTATCGCCTCTTTGTTATATCTATCTCCATCTATTCTTCTCTTGAAGACTTTAATTGTTTTAATTTTGCACAAATTGTGTATTTCCGGGTTGTTTTCTGCGATATACTTGTCATCCCCCATCGCTTTCTTGACAACCTCGGCCCATCTTAAGTCAAAAAATATTTTTGGAGGATAAGATTGTTTTGTGTCACTATGCACTTTGATTGTGCTATTTTCTGTAGGAGGAGGGCTTGTTTCTTTGCTAATCAATTCATTAGAAAATTTCAAAACAGAGTTGGTTAAATTGCTTTTAATTTTTGTATTATTTATAAAAACTTCTTCTGAGTCAAAATAAAGTTTGCTGTAGGTGTAATATTTTTCTTTTACAGAACCTTGTGAATCCGTTACTAATTTAATATTTGTCGGCCCTTGCCACTCTTTTTCTCTAGTATAATAAGAAGTTTCATGTATGTCATAGTCGCCATCTGCAATAAAATTTATAATTTTCGCTTTTCCGTTGTTTTTTTCGTCTAAACCTTCAATGTCTTGCAAGCTATAGTCGTCATTGAAAGTTTTCTCGTCAAAAAACACCTTGCAAATAAAGAAAACTGATGGAGGGTTGGCATTGTTTTCCAATTTGTTAATTATAATGTTAAAATTATGAATATAAATAAATTCTTCAGCAATTTTTTCTAGCGAAAGAAAGCCAAACTTCTTGTTGAGTGGTTTAGGTGGCGAATCCCAAAAAAACAAAGAACGCTTTTCGACTTTTAATTTTTCCGAAGGGTTGTTGGAAATAACAGTGTTTATAGAAGATACAAAGTATTTTTCTATCAATTCTTGTGCAGATTCAAAATCAAAATCAAATTTGTATTCCAATTGTATATTAACATTATAAGCAAAAGATAGGTCTTCTATTTTCATTTTGTTAACTTTGATGTTAGGCAAGATTGATTGTAAAGACTTTTCTAAGTTTAAATTAGAAATTCCAGGCACTACTGAAATTGCTGCCTCGTCAGGTAAATCGTTGTTGATTGCTTCCAATGCTCCACCATCGGGCGAAATTTCTACTGAGGGGGATAAAGAAGTGCTATTTGGGTCTTCCACTGATGTTATATTGTTTAATATTTGATTTATTATTGTTGGCATTCGTCATCTTCTTCCAATTCGTCAAAGACATAAATGTCTGGAAATTTATTGTTATTTTTTGTTTCTTTAGATTTTTTAGATGTCGTTGAATTATTATATCTATCTTTTCCGCTCATTCTTTCATCTATCATGGGAGAGTCTATTTCATCATCCACTTCTATGTCAAAATAATACTCTACATCTGTATTTTCTATACTTTCTACGTCAATCTCCTCAATCTCATCGTCATCCAATAAAATATCATTTACAATGCGTTGTGGTTCCTTGAAAAATCTTAACTGTTTCAGTCTGTCACCTTCTACTTCAAACAATTCTATAGTAAAATTGCTTTTATCTATTTTTACGTTGTTTTCATATAATTCTAAAATTAAAGGTTCGACTTCTAATTCGTATTCACTTCCGTCTTCAAACTGAAATTCTTCTTCTTGTTCGCAATTTTCAGACAATTCTCCGTGAAATTCAGGAAATTCAGGATTTTCTAGTTGACTCGGAAACACTACTTTTGTTTTTATAAATAAATCTTCCAATTCTATTTGAGGAATTCTAATGTCACCTAGCGCACCTGTTAAAAAATCTGCTGAGGATGATATTTTTCCCTCTAAAAAGCGAATCTCCCACCCAGGTTCTTCTTGCACTTCTTTTGTTGTGCCTAAGTGAGAAAAATAAGCGTAATGTTGGTCATATTGTGCAATATCTAAACTTCCACTTTGTCTATTTGAAAAAGACACAAAGGGTTTTGTCACAATAGATTCCAATATTCTTTTTTGAGAAGCGTTTTGTGTTTCTTCTAGCCCCATGTGTTCTACATCGTAGATGATGTCGTCATCAAAAAAAGCGTAGTAAGTTGGGCGAAATTCTCCCTTCGCCAGTTTATTTCTGCCATGCGGAGTCAATTCCAATTCCAAAACATCTTCTTTTTTATCAAAAAAATTCATTACCTTAATACTCTTTAATGTAACTGCTTCATAAATTCTGGATTATTTTTATTATCTTCGATTTGGTCTTCAGAAATTATAATCCAAACATACGGTTCGCCTGCCTTAAATGCTCCAAATGTTCGATGATTTCCATCTCGAACTTGACACCTCCAACTTCCAAGGTCTCCTTCGTTATTTTCAACCGCATTTTCTAGTCTATTCTGAAGATCTTCTTGAATATTTTCTATCTCTTCTTCGTCATCCAATGGGTCTAAATAATATAAATGTTCATCCACATACTCTTCCCAATCAAGTTTCAAATATTCATCCACTTCTTCATCGCCAGTTGTCAAAACATCTTCGTCATTGTATAATGACTCTTTAACATCAATGTAGTCTACTTTACTCAACATTCCATATGGCGCATAAAATGTAAATCTTTCTTCTCCGTGAATTATTAAGTCAGCAACACGCTCTAATTTCTCTTCATAAAAAATGTTGCCTTCTATTGGATAACAATTATAAGGTGTTGCACGAAACATTCTTCCCTTATATCCTAACCAGTCAACGTTTCTCCCAAAATAAAAATTACCACGATTCTTGTCCAATTCAATTTCTTCTGGACTAATTGGTTCGTATTCGTAATCGGGGCCAATTTCTTTTAATATTTCTTTTTTAATTGATTCAAACAATGACATTACCGAGTTTATATTATCATTCTTCATCTTTTTTTCCTATCGCCCATTCAACATCAAATTTCGCCAATTCAACAAGTGAAAAGAAATCATATGGCCAATTGTAATTATAATCTTTTATCAAAGTATCTACATCAGATTCCAAGCCTTTCTCTTTTGATTTGTCAAATAATTGAAAATAATTCTTTCTAGCACGCCTTTTAACCTTAAAAATTAACCAGCGCATATCAGAGGGTAGGGTGTGGTCAAAAAACATCTCAGATTGGCTAATAGGGTGCTTTAACGTCACCTTTTGTTTTGTTGCTCTTGTTGCTGGCTTAGGCATGACTCCCTGCCAAATATCAGCCAAATCTTGCTTGTCCAATTCTTCCTCAAATTCAAAAATATAGAATACAAAAGGATTGACTTCGCTGTTTGGATTCGTAAAGTCCATGAAAGGTGGGAGATAATAATCTTTAACTTTGTTCATCATGTAATCAATACTAGAGTCTTTTTCTATTTCTTCTTCTTTTAATCTAAAAAAGTTTCTATTCGCAATGTTAACACCATCTTTTAACTCTCTTTCAACATAAGGAATCGCAATTATCGCTTCGTAAATTTTAGTTTTATCGTTTATCTCTCCAATTCTTTTCTGCGCTGCCGTAAAACCACAAACTTGAATGAGAGAGCCAATTGTGTCTGAATCGTTTAAGTTTGCATTCAAAACTTGAGGAAAACTTTCTTCTAGACTGAAATATATGCCTTCTGAGCCTGTTGGTAAACTTCCATATGTACCCCACATTCCTCTAGCCAAACTAGCAGTTTGATAACCAGAATCTTGACCTCCCACATCTAACGATTCTTCCGTAAAATTCAAAGTTGGACATTCAAACTTTGGCACTATTTTCCAAGAATCAAGTCCGGTGGAATCCCCAGAAATCAAAGAATTTTCTTTCTCGAATAGATTTACTGAAGATTCTAGCGTCATAACGTTATTTTGAGCAAAAGGCAAAAATTCGTCCACCCCGTCCAAAGCAATCTGATTAGAACTACTTGCCAATGCATTTGAAAAAATCTCATCAATAGAGTATTTTCTAGTTTCTGATGGCTGGAAGGATAATCTTATTCGCGACTCTCCATAAAAATAAGGAGGAGTAAAGGGAGCATAGGCTGGGTCTCCCATATTTGTTGCTCTTACGTCAAGTTGGTCGGTTGAAATATCCGAATTGTAATTACTACCATACCCTGGTGTGTCGCCTCTAGTAAATTTGTACGAAGGTGGACCAAAATACCTTCCATGATAAGATTGTTCATCCCCCCATGTTACTGCTAACGCTGATGTAGAACCAGAAGGAATAGAAGAACTGTGATGACTTGCAATCATATTGAAATCGTTAGTTTTTTTCAGCACAACATCCATATAATATGTAACATCTTTTACCAAAGGCTGAAAGTTTTTTTCTGGTTTTGAGACAAAAGATGTCAAATTTTTGTTTTTAAGGAAAAAATTAGGAACTTCTGCCAAGAAGTTGTGCATAGCCATTTCAAAAAATGGTTTTTTCTCGCCACTCCATGAAAAATAAGGATATTCCGAGTTTGCACTTCCACTAGATTGATTAATTTTGTCTGGAGCCATTAAAAATATATTTTTTTCTTTCAGTAGCGACTTTTCTAAGTTTACAAGTGATTCGAAAGCGAGTCTCCCATGAAATTTCCCTGCATTTCCATCCGTCGAATCAAAAGAAGACGACAATAAGTAACACTTCCAATCGTCAGTGGCAGTAATTCCTAATTCTGGACCAGATGATGATATATACAAACAAAAAGGACTTGGTGGTGTACCACTAGACAAACTTTTGCCACCATCATTTTGCCACAAGTTTTCCAAATAATCAGATGAACCTGTAAAATATGGCCAATCAACCGCTATTCCAGACTTTATCGTGTTAAAAACAATCCCAGGTGCAAAATAAGGTTGTAATGCCGACTGTAACGCTCTTGCAGCACCACTGTCTGTTTCGTAATTTGACCCGGAAATATAAGGGGCTAACGATTGAGAGAACAAACTGCCAAGTTGAGTAGTTCTATTGATTGGATAAAACCCATTGTAAGGGAGCATCTTCTTTACAACATCACATGTCAAAGTCAAATGCTTTATTTCCCCATTTACACTACGATGGTCTTCAATAAATTTCTCAAAATGTTTCATTAAGTCAGAATTGGTGTATTGTTCAAAAAAATCTTCAATATAAGAGCCTGTAGACGATTCAGCACTCTGACTAACATAAGAGCCTTGATTGGAAAGCCAATTTTTGTTTTCTTGAAAAAATCCACTTTTAATATAATCTTCTATATGATTAGATATTTTAAATTCTGCTAGAGTTGAATAGCCTTTGCCAAGGACTGTTATGTCTTTTGCATATTCCTCGTAGGAATCGTACCAAGGACGCTTGCCAGACTGTTTAAATACATCATAAGGCCAATTATATTCAGTGAATTTTCCAATATTAGGCAAATAAGCGTACTGAAGTGATGCTGTCGGATAATCATAAACAAAAGAAGGCATAGCATCCGACACTAACGCCCCACTTAAGTAAGACTGCCCCGACCCTAACATCCCTTGGACATTTGCGTCAACATAAGGAAAATTAGTTACACTAGATGTAGTAAAATTAGAAAGTTCACCGTCATAAGAGCCTGTCTTGATTCTTTCTCTTATTTCAAGAATAGGGATGTATGCTGTATCTTCTATTTTATGCCATATTCTTGAATTGCCAAATGGATATACACTCCTACCCCATCGATAATCAACAGCGTTTTTAAACGGAGTTGCACCGTCTATATCAGTTCGCTCAATAGTATCAGGCCAATAATTAGTTCTTTGGTATACATTTCTATCAAATCCATTATGTCCATAACCACCCGATTCCAAAAAGAAAGTTCTTCTTCTGTTTCTGGAGATATTGATGTATTTTTTTGTCGGAAAGACAGATTCTTTGTACCTTAATTCAATAAAGTTGTCTCGATACAAAGAATCTGGGTTGCCATACAAATCGAACAAGTCTTGATATTTTGTATATTTTTCTCTGTTTACAGCATCAATGTTGAGTTTTTCCTCTGCAAAAGCATTTACAACATTTGAATACGAATTATTTAAAGATATAACATTTCCGCTAATTTCAAGCAGAACTTGAAGCGGATAATTGTTATTATCGACACATGATTCTATATAATTTTCGAATTCGTAAGGTTTTATGGGGATAAAATTATCTCCCTGCAACAAATTCTGCGTAGGAGTTTTTGCAACAGAAAAAATGTTGTTTCTTCTCATATGTCGAGCCACTGGATGGTTTGCTATTCTAGTTTGCTTCCATACTTCCCACCCTCCTGCTCCATTTCTGTGACAGTTGATTGCTTGCAAAATCGATGCTAATCCTGGTATACCAGTAGTATTTTGCGTTTCTTCAGTTCCATCTCCAGGAGTTATGACTTTATTAATGTAATTTGCAGTAAAAATATTGTCTCCATCTATATCTGTAGCAACCAAACTAGGATAGCCCAAAGTGTTTGTTGAGCTTGTAATCGGCTCATATATAATTGTATTTAAGTTTACATAATCTACAGGAATAAACTCAGCAGCAGGAACGTATGGGTTTGGCAGACCAAAATACCTTATACCTGAAAACAAATTCTTGTAACTACCAAAATCACTTTGACTTACAAAGGTAATGCTCCTGTGCTTGTTGTCGTGTGTTGAACCCACAGAGTATCTAAACGGAACATTTTGGTTGTTTATTGGATTTCCACTAGCAGTAGTTGCAGTTTTTCGTATCCAAGTGTAATTTAAATCGCTGGAAGGGATAGAGTTGGTAAACAAAAATGTATTGTTTACAGATGCTGTAACAAAAGAACTGCCAGACTTTTCAATTCTGTAGAAAGTATTTCTATGCATTTTGTGTTCGGAGGCAGACACCGGAGATGCTACATTGTCGATTCCATACTGATAAGATGCACTGTTCCAAAATTCGTTAAGTTGAGTTCTATTTCTCCAATTTCTCCAATTCAAAGAATTATATACTGACAATTCGTTTGCTTCGACATCCAAAAAACCATTAGAAGTTTCAAGTCCACCCGGAGCGTTAAAACGAACAGCAAAGACCGATAAGGAACCAGTCAAATCTCTTCTAGCGACACCATAATTTATTAAATTGGATGCCAACGAAGAGGAAACAATGTTTGTTCCGCTAATTCCCATATTTCTACGAAAATATATATTATTATCTGTTCTTCCTGTTGTACTTACAACTTGATAGTTTTTGTTAAAATTGCCTAACACTCGCCTTGTTGTAAGAGTTTTGATGTTTTTGACGTTCAAATAACGTTTTACTAATCCATCTCTACTCCAAGATGCAGGGGGATTGTTTGTACTTTCATAATCACTAGGAACCAATAAAAATTCTGTTCCATCGACAATTCCACCAAACTTTTCAGGACGATTGCTTCTGTCGTCTAAATTAGAACCAGTATTTAATGCGATATGTCTCCATTGGTATCCACCCACATGCTCTTCAGTAAATGGTCCTTGAAATGGCTTTTCTCTGCCATACTGGTCGTGGTGATAATTTGCGATCGCTAGATTCTTAGAATTGTTTCCAGCCAACACCCCAGATACAGAAGAAGAAACAATTGTAAAAGGGGCCAATTCCTTGCCAGAACCAGATATATTGCCCTTATTTGAATATACGCTGAACTTATATTTCTTGGTTTTTATGGGATGATAAGCAGCATCTTTTTGCTTTGTGTTGTATTTGCTCCTTGGTTCTTCAAGGAAAGCACCAGACACAACCAACAAGTTTTGATAAAGAGGTCCATTAGGGTGCAATACATCCACATAGACGAATCTTTTTTGCGAATTGAAGTTGACACCCCCACCCAATTCTTTCGTGCGCGATAACGAATAAAAATAAGGATTTTTTTCATTTCTATTGGTTTTTTCGTCCTGAATGCGTCCAATCGCCAAGCGATTACTTTCAACATCTGCATTTAAGTTCCAGATATTAGTATCTAATTTAGATTTTTTATTCCACCACAAACCATTTTCTTCTTCGCTTAAGCCAATTGGAGCATGATAATCTTTCCACTGATAAGGTTTGTGTCCTTTGATGTTTCCAGTAGTAGAAGTTTTGATTTCCAGAAAAGGAAACTTGTGTTGAAATTTGTTCCTTTCAAAAACATGAGACTCTACAGTGTTCGCTATCCTTTCCGGTGTTTTAGTGGACGCCGGTAGCATCTGACTTAGCATTTTGACAACTGCTGAATCAATCCACTTGTAAAATTCCAAAAATCTTTCTAAGTCTGGCTCATTTTCAACTTTTGAAAAATATAAATGTCTTAATTTGTCAAGCTTTTTATATGATTTTCTATAGCGATTGACAGGCTCACCAATCAAATTATTAAATTCAACAATTGTATCTAAATAATTTATCATATCTTCAGATATATTTTGATACATGCTTTTTTCAAAGCGAAAAATATACTTTGATGGTCTGGTTTCTTTTGTTCTGACTTCGGTATTTTCATCCAATATTTCAATCATATTGGCACTTGAAAGAGATTCTGGCAATGTGCGCTTCAGTGTTGGCAAATAATTCAATTTAAAAGCATCGTCTGAATTAGATGTAAACCCATAGCCTCTACCTGGATGTCTTATGCCTATTCTTGTCCCATATTCTCCATAGCGACCTGCTTGTTCTGCTGAACCTGATGTCTCGTCGTATACAAAAAATTCTCCTGACGAATCAGAACCTGTATTGGAAGAAAAATACCAATCAAACAACAATGTTTCAGACTTTGGAACAAAAATATTATCAAAATTTTCATCGTATGTTCCAGCACCTTCGAATAAGCCCTTTATGCCATAACTATCGTTATACTTTGAATGATTTATTACAGAAGATGTTGGCAAATATTCCAGCCAAGCACGAACGCTAGACAAACAAACATCCGTGTTATAAAGAATTGAGCCTGTGAAGTTAGTTCTATGCGCTCCTGCGTATATTCTTTTGTCAGAACGCAGCATCGACTGCCCTTGGTCGTATGTTAAAGATGCTGTCAAATAAAAACTTTTTTCTTGGTTCCCAATTTTAGGCACGACATCTAATGTTGTATTTACTCCAAAGAATTCCAATATATAAGAGCCTTCGTTGGACAATTTTGTCCCTGAAACATACGAAGTGTAAGGGTATTTGTTGTGCCTTATACTAACAGAAAAATTCCACTTTTCGTCATCATAAATGTCTGGATAATAACTGCTTGTTAGGACAGGGAATTCATCTACAACAGTGCCGGTAAGTACAAATTTTGCTCTTTTTGAATATAACTCTTCTTTCACTGCATAAACTTGAATACTTGCAGTGTTAGGGGTTTGCCAAGTTAAAACATTTTGGTCGCTAGACAAAGCTGGGTAAAATCCAAACAATGATGACGAAATGAAATTTGTTTGAATAAAATTCCTGTCTACTTGGTCAAACTTTTTTGGAAATACAAATTCAGTTTCGACAGTAAATGGAGTGTAGTCATTCTTTGCTAGTACAGAAGATGCCGATATAAAAGACCTAGTGTTTATTGTATCACCACTTGCCGTGGTCTGGAAAACAGTTCCACCTAAATGGTCAGGATAATAAAAATTTACTAAATTTCTTGGCTTGCTAGAAAAATCAAAATTATCTTTAAACGTATATTCTTCCCCATCTGAATATACGTTTAATTTCATTAGTTCGCTATCGACACCAAAACATCTCAATAAATTACGAAATGACTCTTTTGTGCCTTTTTGTTTGTAAATTTGTGGTAAATTGTTATATATATTTTGATATATGATGTTTTTTATTTCGCTTACATCATCTTCATAATTCCCTTCTCTCCCTTTGTTCAAAAATGTTTCTATCACTGTTGCTTCGTCAAACATTTTGTGTGTCTCGAAGTCCATATTTGACAACAATTCTTTTACAAAAGGAATCGGCTTGTTTTTTTCACTAGGATAATTGATATTGCGATATTTTGTTAAATTCTCTATCAGCAAATAAGTATAATCTAAAGAACTTGCCATAATCTGAGTGAGTTTTTTTAAATCGCCTGTACCTTTCGAACTGTCCTCTTCCACAATCCAATCAGGAATGTTTGACCACAAAGACGCATTGTTTTCTAAGTCATGCTCATAACCGGCATTAGTCATTTCAGACAGAAACGAAAGCACATTTGGATGAAACGAATAAACAATAGGGTCTTTGTACTCAGAGATTGAATAGCCAGACTCAACAATCGCAGAATCTGTAGAACGTGGAGTTAAAGATTGTTCATAGCCAACCCAAGAGCCATTCGAAACTCGACCAGAATAATCTAATACCAAAGAATCAATGGATGAAGTCTGAGTAATGCCTTCGTTAAATTTGTAATAAACACCCAAAGTTGTTGTTTCATCATCCGTATTAGAACCACCACCAACATGTGTATTCCAATATCTTTCAATTTCCTCTTCTGTTCTTTCAACCTTCCAAAACCTAAATTCATCTAGCGATGCAGAGTGCATCTTGCCATGACCTTCTACCGGCCCTGTTGTTCCTTGAGGAGCAGTCCTTAATGCACCGATATTAGCAATCAAAGAGCCTGTGACCTTCTGTATCCCTTGCCCAGCGTAAGTCTTTGTGTCGTCTAATTTGCCATTAATGTAAAGTTTACTTTCTAAATCTCCGTCAACAGTTCGAAATGTAAAAGCATAATGGTTCCAGGTTCCTCCACCTACGCTACTGTGCGTGGGTGTCACTCCAATTGTTTGATACTGTACGCCGATTGCTCCCGATGCAACTGTGATTCTGAATGGACTTGCAGCAGCAGTATTGTCAGTCTCAATAGTGAGCCTGCCATAGTCGTTTGAAGTCGTAGACTGACCATTCCACAAATCAAATATGACTTCTTTGTCAGTAAAAGTCGAAACAAAAGATTCCTTTTTGTACCAAAATTCAACGGTAATGCCGTTGTTGCTACCACTGTATGTTCCAGTAGTGTTAAACTCTAAATTGCTTTGTCTCTTTTTTGACTCGTCATATTTATTAGAATTTTTAAATATATTTTTTGCTTTTTTTTGTGTTTCTCTGTCGCCTGACAAATCAAAGCCTAAATTTGGACCACCTTTGATTTGAATATATTCGTAGGATGCAGTCGAAGGTGCGCCATAGCCACTCGCTATAAACTCTTGGGTTCCCCAATTGTTACCAATAGAAATATAACCGTTTGTTCTAGGATATAAATTATCATACAAATAAATGTCCAGAGGAGAAGAATCACTCTTCCATTCTTCTTTCTCAGCGCGAGAACCATCGTATGGATAAGTCTTATAAATCCTTTTTATAGAATCTTCATAATATTGTTCTGCCAAGCCATATCGAACAAAATTAGATGCCGTAGAATAATCTACAGGAGGAATGTATTTTCTAGAATTTTTGATGAAATTTTCAATAAATTTAGAAGATTCAACTTTTTTGCCTGTTTCATAATATGTTTTATTTTTCATGTCTTTTGCTTTTTAAAAAATATATAAGTTCTCCAGTAATTATTCTATTACTCTAAATTTATATTCTGTTTTTTGAACATCCCAAGTATTTCTCTCTTCATCGTAAAATGCAAATCGAATACCATAAGCGGTATCCCCTTCCAAAAGAGACATATCTAAATCAAAATAACTACCAGAAGCATCATAAGACATTAATGTGTGAAGATTAGAGCCAGTTCCAAATGGGATAACTTTCTCTAAGTCTGTTGCGCGGAAAATCTCATACGAAGCACTGTTTACAACGGTTAATTCTGGCTCTACAGAGGCTTTTGTCCAAATGTTTGGTTGCCAACCCTTAACTCTTGTAAATAACCTAATTCTTGCAGTCTCACTTCTTGTATATTTATCCTTTAAATTCGTAACAGAAGAAACCCACTCGACATTAGGGGAAGTTTGATAAGATGGCAAAGTTTTAGGAGAAAAAGATGCGCTGAACAATTCATTCCCACCATAGTGCCAAACATCAAAAACTTTTTCTAATTTTGGCACAGAGGATGTTAGTGCAAAACTTGCTGTATATATTCCAGTTGCTACAATACCACCTGTGACATCAACATCTAAATTTGTTACAACCCCTCCACCAACTGGCAATTGTATTTTCGAACCTGTTGGCACATAAACATCAGAACCAGAAACAGAGCCAGAATACAAACTCAACCAAATCACTCCATTAGTCAAATTTGGTATATTTTTTAATCTCCCTCGTACATAATTATACAAATAAAGGGTGTTTAAATTGTCTTCCCCGGACATCAAAGAAGAAGAAAAATATGTCTGTCCTCTATCATCATGCCTAGAAGAATCCCATCTAGCCTCGATAACAGGACGCTTAAAGAAAAACTCAGAATCTCTAGCAAAAAACTTTTTAGTGTAATATGAAGTCTGAGAGCCATCAGGATTGTGAATTAAAACATTAGTGTTTAACCCGGTTGATGAAGAATAATAAGATTCTTGCGAGGATGTCAAATGAACACCTAAACCATAATTTGCATTTCCATCACTGAGCCACCCTTCAACCATGCCGGTTATTTCAATCTCTAAATCTTCATCACCACGATATAATTCTTTTTTGTAGTAGTTGTCAGGTGTGTCCAAATAATCGCCACCTATAGTAGTCCACTGAACGCCTTTTTTTGCATCTATCCAAGTAGAACCTGTCCCTCCCTTTACTTCGTCCAAATATGTTTCCATGTCCAACCCATGACCTTCTTCCCAATCTGTGACAACTCGAACAATATTATATATCGCATTTCTAGGCAAAGTATAGCCATGTTCTGCGTTATATAACTTAAGAAAAAAACTCACGCTACCACTGTTCGGAAGACTACCTTCGCTTCTGTCCGAAGACATTATATCTGTTGGAAATTTCAAAAGCACCCTAGACAATTCTTGCGTATATCCTTCTGAACCGGAGGATTGTCCATATAAAGAGAAAACTTCTAGCGTATCAGACAAGCCCATGTTGCTTCCTGTTCCGCGATCTGTCAAATTTGTTTTAAATGCGTTTGTTATTGTGGTGTCAGCATTTGCTGCGTAACGTTTTATCGCCATTGTTTTTTGTTCTCATGTATCCGTGTTTTTAAACCTTCGTTGTAAAAATTAGATAAAGACAAATACCTTCTTACTGCATAAATAGCCTCCGAGTGAAGACTCTTAGGGTCTATAATATATTCCTCAAATATCTCCGCAAATGCTTCCTTTAAATTTGTACTCGCATAATCAGTTGGTAATACACTTACATCCTTAAATTTTTCTTTTTCTCCCCAGCCATACATTTTTTCAGGAACATGTTCTTCCCCTGCTTCGCCTTGCAAAAAGTCTCTCCAAAAACCTTGTGCTGTTGGGTGAGAATTGTAATGAATTAAGTGTCCAAATTCATGAACTAAAACTCGAACAAGACGACTCAATTCGTTGTTCACATCGACACTAATTAAATTTCTTCTCGAAAGTCTAGGGTCATAATAACCTCCCGCAAGATTTCCTCGAACCTTCTTTCTTACATCAGTCAATCGTATTGTCTTTATCAAAGAAAGTGCATGGTCTGTTATACCTCTATCCTTCATTAATCGATAAAATAATTCTATAGCTTCGATACCCTTTTTTATTTTTTCTTCACTTCTAGCAAAAAGGTGAATTTGTAAGTTATTTCCAGTACTTGTAGTATGTTCGAAATCATAAGTTTCAAGAGAAATAATTTCTCGTTCTTCGTCTGTCAAGTGTCTGAATACAAACATTTCAGGCATTTTGCGAACTCGTTCTTTGCACCACTCCAGTAAATCAATATCAAGTTTGTGATGTGAAAATAAATCTATACTCTGACCCATTTCAACAAGTCTTCTACGCAAAAAAGAATAATCATTCGACGAATATGGATTGTCATATTCATCTAAAATAAATTGTAATTCTCTTTCAAAATAATCATATTCATTTTCTATATGAAATATAAAACTATCAACAAATTCAAACTCATTGTTTTCCTGCGTTATTTTATCATAAACATAGTATGAATCATCATCTTTGCCAACGAAACTACTATCAGGACGAACAAATTCAATAAGTCTGGATAAATCGATTTTTCCATTCTCTATAGAACTTAAGATTCCAACAACATAATCAAAACGTTCAAATAAACTTCCTTTTCCTATTTGTTGTAACTCAGATGATTCATAATCATACTCAGAACGAAAAATATAATCAAACATATAGTTTTTCAAATAACGTACAATTTCTCTGCGAGGTAATCTTTGGACAAACAAACTATAGACTTGTTGTTTAAAATGTTTCGCCACTATTGCACTGATATTGTCATCTTTACGGTCATACTCAAAATACTCCAATAATTGATACATATATCTATCCATCATGGACATAAATTCTAAAATATTATATTCACCCCGAAAATGTTTTATATATGTGCTTATAAAGGATGTAATTTTTTTCTTCAAATCTTCAACTCCTATAATGTATCTATCATGTGTTACAATAATGGTGGGCGTTTCTTTGTAATATCCTTTGTTTGCTTGTTTCAAGATTTTTTCAGCCGAATGAAAAAAATCTACAACATCACCTTCTAGCATGTTTTCTTCTAATATTTTGTTTATTTTTTCAAAATCATAAATTTTATTGCGAACAAATTTCATGATTAATTTCAAATTTTTGTTAATATTTTTGCTAATATCTTCAATATATCCATCAATTTTTTCTTTTGAATTTTCTTCCTCAATCATTTTAACATATCGCTTGTAATTTACATTGTTTTGTACTGCTTTTATAATTGTATCGCTCTTTTTAGATGAATCTTGCAACAATCTTATTAATGTCCCATATGAAGCATTCTCATTTTTAGCAACAAACAATCTAACACCATCATCTTTGTCAGTAGCACCCATCAAACTCAATGATTCAGGTGGACAATTTCTATTCCTAGCAAGACCCCTTCTAACATTAACGCTTTTATCTCTATCCATCTCTATCAATATTTCAGGTGGACAATTTTCGTTCGTAGCAACAGCCTTTCTAACAACAGATGAGCGATCTCTACTCAATTTCCGCAATATTTTAGGTGGACAATTTTTATTTTGAGCAGCATTTTTCCTCACTTTTGCATCTTCACTCTCACTCAAGCGTTGAAAAAATTCAAAAGACCTTTCTGTCTTTTTTGTGTTTTCTTTAAGAATTTTAAGAATTTCTTTTTTGATTATTTCTTTCACTGATGTTGGTCCTTCTGTAATATTTTTTTGTTCTCATGTATCCGTGTTTTTAAACCTTCGTTGTAAAAATTAGATAAAGACAAATACCTTCTTACTGCATAAATAGCCTCCGAGTGAAGACTCTTAGGGTCTATAATGTATCTCTCAAATATCTCCGCAAATGCTTCCAACAAATTTTCACTCGCATAATCAGTTGGCAATATACTTACATCCTTAAACTTTTCTTTTTGTCCCCAGCCATACATTTCTTCAGGAACATGTTCTTCCCCCACTTCGCCTTGTAAAAAGTCTCTCCAAAAACCTTGTGCTGCTCGATGAGAATTGTGATGAATTAAGTGTCCAAATTCATGAACTAAAACTCGAACAAGATAACTCAATTCATTGTTCACGTCGATACTAATTAAATTTCTGCTCTGACCAAAACCGATATAATGACCCCCCGTAAAACCTCCAGTTGGATGCTTTTCTGATACATCAGTCAATCGTATTGTCTTTATCAAAGAAAGCGCATGGTCTGTTATACCTCTATCTTTCATTAATCGATAAAATAATTCTATAGATTCGATACCCTTTTTTGTTTTTTCTTTATTTCTAAAAAAAGCGCGAATTTGTACGTTATTTCCAGTACTTGTATTGTATTCAAAATCATAAGTTGCAGGAGAAATAATTTCTCGTTCTTCGTCTGTTAAATTTTTGTATGCTTCTTTTAAAAAATATTTCTTTATTTTTATTCTAAAAAGCATCACTTTGCTGCGATTAAAAAAGTCACTCATTTCTTCTTGGTATTTTTCATTACCTTCTGAACTATTATATTTTCTTTCAACCTCCTCTAACGAACGAAATAATTTAATATTTTTTCTGCAAATTTGTTTTATTTTTTTGCAAAAATATTTAAAATTATTTTTACTTTCTTTTATATCTGTAAGAAAATCGTCTAAAGGATATGCATCCTTTTCGAGTCCTAAATTAATTATCGACTTATATTCACCTACTATATAATCAACTTCTCCTTCTAATTCTTTTTCATCCAATCCTTTGATTTCTCTCCAAAGTGCGTTCATATATGCACAAAAGGAATCTAAATTATCAAATAGATGATATATATTTTTCTCTTCAAAGGCTTCTATTGTTCGTGGTATTAACTCTGTTCCGCGAGGAAAACGTACATATTCATAATCATAGTCTTCTTGTTTAGTTTGAAATAAGTGTTTGTACATGAATTTTTCAATAGACTTCATCACTTTGTCTTTTTCAAAACTTTCAAAAAATATACGGAACAAGTCTTCAAACAAGTTTGTCAAAAACCTTTCAAGACCTCGCCCTCTAACATCGGAACCATAATAAAATTTCAACTGAGTCTTTTGACGCCACAAAAAATCATAAAAATTCATCATAAAAACAACAATATTTAAATTATTATTGTCAAAATCACTAACTTCTTCTCTAGAAATTGCAGTACTAATAATGAAATCTGTTATACTATCAAATAAACCCTTCAGATTATGCGATGTATCCGTTCTTTGACCATAAAAATATTTATTAAGATAATCTTCTTCTTTGTCCTCACTATCTAAAACATTTGTGGCGTTGTATACATTATTACCAAGTTGCTTCACAAATCTAAAAATGCTTTCATTTGTATCAAACCTTTCTGGGTCCAATTTTTTGAATTTTTGAAATTTATTCATAGACTCTATCAAATAGTTCAAAAAAGGAGTCATCAATGCTATTTTTTCTTCAAAATTTCTGATATAATTGTCAATATTTCTTTTCGAAAGGTTTAGGCTTTCATGAATATTTTTTTGACTCTTCATTTCTAAGAGAATTTGTCTCTTTAATTCTTTTTTTAATCTCACTTTACTTTTCCCACTATTATTGCTGATTCTGGAGGGTAAACCAAAACTTCTTTTATCCCCCAATCCTCTATCACTCCTTCCCAATAAGTCTCTGCATAATGACGAACTGCATCCCAATCTCCAAGCCCGGTCTTTGTTGGCGAATTAAATACTGCTTCCGTCCACCATTCGCCATCTGCTTCAAATATTTTTTGAGGATTATGAAGTTTAACCTCGTAAATGGTTCTTTCTGGACTATCCACATACATAGCACAATATGACCCTTTTTCTAATGAATCACAAACATATGCACAATTGTTGCGAGAGGGAGCATTTGGATTAATATCTTTTCTAACCTTTTCAAAAACATCCGAAATTTCAGGAAATCTTTCTAATATTTTTTTTGATGCTGGGACATGAGTTTTGCCGTACTCCAAATTACCTGTGTAATCGCCCTCTGACACCCAATAATATGTTTTTTTGGAAAGTTCAGATTCGGGGATTGGAGTCCAGCGATATTCGCCTTGCGAGGCATAACAATTCGAACAATCCGAGTCTGGCTCATCTAACCGAGATTTATGCGAGTGTAAACTTACCGGCAGGTCACGCCATCGGTTAGATTCTTTTATGACTTTTAATATTTCTTCTTTAAGCAATGCCTTTATGTTTTTTTTCACTTCGCAAATCCTCTCTTTCAATAGTTATACGAGTTTCTGGGTATATATTCTACACTTTCTATAATAGATGAGTCGTAAACTACTATTTCTACAACTCTCGCTCCATATTCATTCTGTTTCGGGAGTAAATCAATTTGCCCTTTAACGCCTATTTCCTTGTATTTTTTCAATGTTTCTTTCCAACTTTTTCCAAACAAAACATTATAAGCATTAATGAGACCTAAGTCTCCATATCCATGTCTCATAGTTGAATGATAAGATCTTATTTTTTCTGGCAATTCACTCACTGCTTGTTGTATTTTTTTATGTAATTTCTCAGGTCTGGCATGTATTCTATCATACAAATCTTTGGTTTTTATACGCACCCTGTAAAGATAAGGAGTTTCAGCGTATTTGCAATATTTTATGGCCAAATCCATAGCAGTGTCTTCGAACATATTCCAATATAAACTCTCTTCTTCATTTGAAAAAACACCGGCAAAATATATTCCAGGTCCGAGAATACCTTCACCTTCTCCTGAAAACAAATGCGGTCCAACTTCAAATTCTACACTTGGTGGCTTCGAGCCACAATGATATGCCACAACATATTCGTTTTCAAAAAATTTTGAAAAAATTTTTTTATCGTTAAGCCATCTAAATTCATCTGTTTTATTTTCTAGCATATCATTTAGTTGATTAAAATTTTTTATTTCTTTTAAATCACTCAAATTTGCATCATCTTTATATTTCCAATATTCTTCAATTGCTTCTTCTGCGTCTATATGTCTAGAGAGTGTATCTATATTTGTCCAATCCTCAACACGCATATTTTCTTCCAAAATCATACTTAACACCCACAAAGCAGTTTCCCTAATTTGTTCATCTGTCAAGTTCGAAGAAACAACATTGAAAAATATATCTGGAATTTCCTGTTCGAGTGTATTATCAAGCATATATTCGAATTCCGCATCATCATAATACTTTCTTTGAGGCTCATATTGTTTAATTAATAAATCTCTAATTTTTTTTGAGTTGTCGTCTATAATTCCTATTAAAACATTAGATTCTTTTATGACTTTTAATACTTCTTCTTTAAGTAATGACTTTATGTTTTTTTTCACTTCGCAAACCCTCTTATGTCTCTTTCAGGGTATTTCAACTCAAAAACAACATTTTTCGGAGCAACAACAAATCTTCCATCAATTGTCATCTGTTCATCAATGTTTAAATAAGTTGTAGAATAATTTCCTAAAGTCTTATTGAAAATTTCTAACCTTAAAACGTCAACCAAGCCATCTACATCACGCAAAACCTTATATATTTCAGTAATATTTATGGACTCACCTATTGACATTTTGATCTCAAAATAATCCCTCAATTCAATAAACGCTTCGTTTAAAACTTCATATTTGTCAACATTTATATCAGTTGTTATTTCATAGTCAATTCCAAAGTTAACGATTTTTCCATCTAATATATCAATAGTATCATTAATCATCTTGTAATGATTCAGCCAAATCTTTAGATTTTCTTTAATAGCATCGTTAGATTGAATAAAGTTTCCCTCCGAATCTTCTGAAACAATATAAAGATTCAAATTCCGTTTTGCGCTCTGAGGGTCTGTGACTACATTGACCCTTTTAATCGAGCCGTATCTTGATGGCATTTTATAGCAAAGAGAAACATAGTCTTGGGGTGTAACACCTCGCATTTGTGAAGATTCACTGCCCATAATCCGCATTTTTAATTCTTCTTGAGTTAACTCCAATGTTTCGCCAACAACAGGCTCTTCATTTTCTGTCTCAAAAGAATTTATAATTTCATAAATTGTTGTTTCATTGAGTTGTTCTCTATTTTGGAATTCAACAATAGGCTCTACTATGTCAGTAATAGCACCTATTTCAGCATTACTTGTGATGTCTGTGTTTGCTCTGTAAGCAACAAACAAAGTGGTGTTTGTAGGAACAATACCCATCTTGTCGCCTTTTACAAGATTTGTGGGGTCAAACGAAAAATCGCTTATATATTGTTTCCCATGTTTTTGAATCATAGAATTCGACGGGTCTAAGCGATTATTGATTGTTCTTGCGTTATTGATTTGTCCCATTCCAAACTGTAAAAAGATTTCATTGTCGTCAAAATCAACAGTAAACCTTCTAGGGACAGCAAATGGTCTTAATAAAGATTGAGGTTCGTTTTTCGTTGCACCAAAATTAGCAACAGGTCTAAAAATTGTGTTTTGAGTTAGATGTTCTACTTCAAAATATTCATTTCCTTGCAAATCAAAAACAGAGATTATTTCTGAAAAGTCTTCATCCTCAAACGATACGTTCAAAAATCTTTCAAACGAACCAACATTAATTTGTTCAATTTTCGTTTCCCCAGAAATTATTCTTCCCCTTGCTTTTACTGCATAAAAAGTAGGCAAACCAGTAGAAGAATCAACTTGAGAAACAACAATTTCGTCATCTAAAGTGAAAGTTAAGTCATCTAACAAAGTATAGACTCCACCGCTATTCGACAACACTTTTGTCCCTCTCTTTAATGTCGGAAAATACAGCACATCTGGGCCGTCTTGTGTGCTAGATGCAGGAACAATAACGTAAAAAGTTTGCATCGCAAACGAAGAAGGTCTGCCTCGATATTTATATCCTTTTTGCTTTCCTATCTGACGAATATTTTCAAACTCTGATGCTCCGTCAAGCAACATTTCGTTTGCTTGATAATCCAAATAAAAAGATAAATTATCTGCTTCATATGAAATTAAATCTAAAACCAAAGATTCAAAACTATTCTCACTGAAATTGTTATATATTTTTGCATAATAATTCCTAGCATAGTTGTCTAAATCTTCTCTTATAGATTGCTGGTCTCTAGACGTATAATCTACAGGGAAAAATCTTTTTTCATTATTTCTCATGTTTATGTTCTCTCTCCATCAATTTCTAAAACGCCGTCTAAGCCAAGCGGATTGTTTGTGTAATGCACTGACAAACCCAACAAATGAGGGTTGTTTCCTTCGGAGTAATTAAAGTCAAAATGTTTCAATTCAACATACGGCATCCAAGTTTGAACTTGTTCTATTGCAATACTAATAATTTCATGTTGAAGTGCTTCTACGTTCGTACTATTTTCAAACAAAAATCTTTTTAATCCTACACCATAATTCGGTATCAATATTCTTTCCCCAGGAGATGTCAAAAACAACATTTTTAAATCTTGCTGGGTGACTTCTGTCAACGTTTTGTTCATTTGATACAAGCCATCTACTTCATCTTGCTTCAATGGCAGTTTTACTGATATTCCAGGCATCTATCTGTTTCTCTTTATTTTTAAATTTAATTACTCGCAAACTTTTGACAAAACATCGGCAAATTCTCTTGCTGCGTTTAAAGATATTCCTGTCTCTTTTTCAATCTTTTGTTTCAACTTCGTGTTTTCTTCTACTCGTTTTAGTAAATCTATTCCCAAAATTGCCTCAAAACTCAAATAAGCGAAACCAAGAGGGGTTGGCATCAACCCTGCAACCATAAAAAATACAGACGGTATGTGTATTGGCATGTCAGGTATGTTTTCCAATTGTTGTGCCAAACTTATCAATCCTTCCGCTGCTGCCAATTCTTGTTCTTCTTTGGGAGTCCTGTTATCTTTGTCAATCATTTCAAGAAAAGGACGAGCAGAAGATATAATTTGTTTTTTATAATTATTTGCTACATCAACAATCTTTTTTGAAGGTGCGATGTTTGGGTCAAATGTTTCCATCAAACTTTTCATAATCACATACGGAGTTGAATTGCGAATCGCATCCATATCAAAAAAGCTACTAGAATCAATGTCTACATCAACTAAATTTGATGGAGAGAAAAAGCCTTCTGAGCCTAAATTTGTTAGCATGTTAGAGTCAGTATATTCTTGATTGTCAAGGTTATTTATGTTTTCTACAAAACTAAACAAATTTCTTTTTACTGCATTAAACATTTCTAACACGTTTGTTGTTATGCGATTATAAAAAACAACATACAGAGACAACATGTTTGCCGTTTTATTAATCGCAAATATGTTGTCTACAATTAATTTCCACTGTTCAGATGAAAAAATCATACTTTCGAATCTATCTTCAAAGCAAAAATCATATTCTTGCACAAAATCTATTCGAGTTAAAATGTCCTTTCTTTCTAACACAACTGGCTTGTTTTTACAGTCCGTGGTATTGTCCAATTGAACTTCTTTTGTTATTCTTTCTTCTACGTCAGTAAAATCTTCAATAAGAGTAGAAACATCTATGTCGTTTTCAACATTATAAATCGGCAGCAATACAGATTGACCTACGGTACGTTCAGTTTTGGACTCACTAGCAATTGGCTGGGAGAGGGTTCCCGTCCTAAATGCAAAAAAATCCCCTGGCTCTTCTGTATCAAAATATAAAAAATTATCAATAAAGTCTTGTATGTCATTAATATTTCTTGACTTTTTAAAATCTTCGAAAGATATTGGCTCTTTTGAATTATCAATAAAAATAGCAATGCTTTTTTTATGTTTATTGTCCGATGTCAACAAAGAAAGATCCCAACTTTTTTGAGACAACATTTTTCTTATTGAATCTCTGTCGCTTTTGTTATTTATCTTCCAATATAATTCTAATTTTATATTTTGTTTTACTGAGGGGTCTCCATCTGAGCCTTGTCTTATTCGTGTTACAAGTTCGCCATAAATTGTTTGTTTGATGTGATAACGATTAGGAACATCCTCTCGCTTTCCAGGTTCAAAAAAAGTTTTTGTGTCATAATTTGGAAGTTTATATTTTCTATTCACAATATTTTTAAGAAATTGGTGTTCCTTACTGTTTGGATTTGGTCTGTAGACCAAACGCATTCCAACTTTCAATGTATCAAGATATTTGGTTAGTCTATCATCTTGTGGAGATTCTACAATATTGTTCAATTGGTCGTTGAACGCTTCAAGCCCAACAATACCTGTCAACAATTTATCTTTAGGTTTGTAATTGTCTTTCCATTTCGGAACAACATATTTTTCCAAGAAAAATCCAGCCTTGCTTGTGTCGTATTTCTTGGCTCGTTCTTTAATCATATCCAAACCGACAAAACCACGCAAATAATCTTCAGTCTGCAAGTCTGTCATTTCGCTTGTGTTCGTCGCCACAAATCTCCCTTTCTCAAACGACGATTGCAACTTAGATATTTCAACATAAGGAGTCATATACTTTTCAAAGACATCTTTTATGTCAAATTTTTGATTTGTAATAGATTCAGGGGTATACAGGACGTTTTTTAAACGAGAAGAGACAAGACTTATCTGTCTTTTTATTAATTCTTTCAAAGCTTCGACGCAATCTACATCGCCGTCTGTCAATTTAAACGTTTCTAAGTACAAAGAGCCAACAATTTCATAAAAATCTCTTTTTAAATCTTTTTTGTTGATTCTTGCTGCCTCTTTGTCTATCTCTATTGTAATCGTATTAGCAATAAAAGAAGCAACAACATCTTCAACTTCTAAAGGATTCAAATTGTAGCGTGAGAAAAAGAAAATGGACGCCAAGACGTACTCAACTGCATAAATTCTTATAACAACTTGAACAATCGCATCCAATAACGCCTTATTCATGTCGCCAATTGCATTTTCTTCGTCAAGGCAGGCTATAATTTTCTTTTGCTTGTTTAAAACGTTCCTTTTTATCTCTGACATTCGCAATAAATCAACATCAATGTCGCAAATTAAATTGTTTTTTGGAATTTTAGGAGAAAAATTAACCATTTCAAGTACATTCGCCTCCATCAACCCCCTTTTTTCTTCTTCGTTGGATATTGTAAAGCCTTTGTCTTGCTTTGTTGTCTCCACAGACGAAAAAATAGGAGAGGTTGAAATGTGTTTTGAAAATTTTTTCACCATATCTTCCATTAGACGCTCGAAGCCATTCCTCTCGACGTAGAAGTCGCGAACATTTTTTTTGTCGCTCTCCGTCAACGTAAGACCCCTCTGGAGGGATTCTATGATAATGTTCGACCAGACATGTGACCAGACGCTTTCTTTTCCTTGCAAATGTTTAAATTTTGGAATCAAGTTGTCTTGCGAAGAAAAATTCCACTTTTTTGTATCTAAACTGTCAATATTCTTCTTTTTTCTTGGTGCGCCAACCAAATATTTTTCCGATATGCTCTTTTTTAGTGTTTTAGAACTATAATAATCGTCAGACCTTACAACGATTTGGTAATTTTTTTCTTTTTTTAGCATTCTAAACGAATGTTGGTTTCGAAAAGTCTCAAGTGCGTCACCTGGGATGTTCAAAATGTTTTTAATTTGATATTCTTTCTCAATATTTGAAAATGTAGGGATTGCCGACTGTGCAATCAGCATTTTTCCATCTTTTTTGCTGAATTCTACAGGTATTTGTTCAAAATCAAAGCCAGACATGACCGTAGCGTATTTTTTATCTTTTTCGTTAAGCAAATATCCACTATTGTTGTAAAATTTGATGATTTTTTCAGCATTAAAAGGGTCAACATCACTTTTTAACTTTGGTTCTCCCAAGTATTTTGGCAATACTGAGTCATTGTCTACAAAATGCTTGAATATTTCTGATTTTTTTCCCGATTTGTCTAACCAAGATGATTGTCTAGCCTTTGCATTGGCAGGAATACCATATTCATACTTAATCACCCCCTTTGTAAAAGATGATTTTGAATTTTTTGATAGATTTTCGGCACTTCTTGGCACTCTAAGTTCTGAAATCGGTAAAAAAGGATTAAAATCAGACAATTTAGGGTCAATTTTGGCAAAAGAGCCATGCAAAATGTTATTGACCCAATTTTTTTGACCAGCATGTGTGACGTTGTAAGATATGATGTCTTCTATGTTGACTTTTGGACCACCATAAAGTTCATCATCATCAACATTAGTATGGATTCTTTTGTTTAAATCGATTTTTGTCAAATACGCCTCCCCTGTCTTATAAATCCTATAAGTATAAGAGACATTCAGGTTACTCCATATGTTTTCCAACCAATGACGCTCCATCGTAAACACCATTTTTTCTATTATTTCATCATTTATTCGACCTCGAATGTTATGTATGTCATAGCGTTTATAGTATAAATCTTGCTCTTCTACCGACAATCGAGAGAGAGCATTCCACCAATACCTGTCAGATGATTTATTTTTTAATTTTTCAGCAACACCTTTTCTCATTTGAATGAAAATGCTGTTTGCCTTAGATATTTGCTTAGAATAATCTACAGTAGGGGCTAAAGAACCAGGAAGAAATTTGTTGTATTCTGGATAATACTCTTTAAATATCTGTTTGTAGAGGGGAAAAAGAGTCTGAGATCTTTGATTCCCAACATTATAGAGGTTATTGTAGGTTGCTAACCCAAAAGAAATGGGCAAATAAACTTCTATTATTTGACAATCTGGGTCTACGGGAGACAAATCTACACCAATTTCTTGTCTTTGTTCTGTTGTTGTGTATTTTGCTTGGCAATAATCAACTATCTTGTTGTTTTCATCTAATTCACCATAAAATTGAAACGAAAAAGCATCTTCCGTCTTTTTGGGCAACACATTTTCATACTTTTTACCTTTAAAAAGCGTATTTACTTCGCTAACATCTCTTTCAGGCAGAGAAAATACAAAATTCCCATTGCCATTTCCAACAAAATCTCCAATTTCAAGTTTCTTTTTTAATTCTGGTTGCACTTTTTTAGCATTACTCTTCAAAAAAGAATTTGCATAAGCATATTTGTCGGCTTCAGCTAAATCAATATAGTCATTTATCCATTTATTTCCCTTTTGACCGCTTGCTTGTTCAATAATTTTAATTAATTCTCCCTTTTGACTCCTAAATTTACTCATGTTTCCGGCAAACAAAGAATTATATGCTTCATTTAATGCACTTAAGACATTTTTTGCCAAATTTGGCAATATTTTTGTATCTTTTTTAGAAGGAACATCTATTTTCTTTAAAAGTCTTGAAACATACGAAGAAAGGGCTTGGTCATATGACAATCCAACCGTTTTTAGGACCGAATCTATGATGTTTTCAGAAGTTAATTCGAAATTTTTTATCAATTCTGTTTCAATATCAATTTCACATATACGAGAGAAATCAAATTGCTCGTTTTGACTGCTAGATAACACATCAAACAGTTTGCTCAGTGTTTCTTTGTGATTATCTTTGATTTTTTTCAACAAAGAATCTATTTCACTTCCAGTTATATTCTTTCTTTTCAGCGCACAATCTCGCAACCTGTTGACTTCTTCCTCCAAACAAGGTCCAAATTCACCCCCAGATTGAATTATTTCCTCACAAATACCAAAATCAATAGAATTTGACAACAATACAAAGAAATCTTGAACAGATTCTTCGTCAGATAAGACTGGTTGTAAAGTTGGATATTTTTTTAGCACAACAAAGTTGATAATTTGAATGATTTCGTCGTTAGATGCGCCTCTTAACAAACCACACAGTTCAGATGCTGACAAAACTGAGGATATGTCCTCTACCAAATCAGACATTTGTTCGGAGTTGGCTCCATATTTGTCCCTTAAAGCATTAGAAATGTTTCTTTTATCAACATTGGATGAGATTACAAAACTTGAGTTGTCATCAAGGCAGTTGTTTTGAATCACTTCTTGCAAAACAGTTGAAATTAATGAAACAACAAACCTGGAAACTTGCTCTTTAATTTGTTTCTCGGTTAATTTCTCAATTTCAAACAAAAAATCAACAGTCTCAAGGTTGTCAGGGAAATCAAAAGTTGGATATTCTGGCAAATTTGACTTAAAATCTTCAAATCTTTGCCTCAATACATCAGGTATCTTAAAAAAATCTTCAAAACTATCTATTTTTAGCGTAAAAACGTCACAAATTTGCCCAATATCAATAGTTTCGACCATTTTTTCGTAAAAATCGTCTATTGTTGATGAGACTGGAGGTCTTTTTGATTTTAATGGCAATATGTTTACTGCAAAATTCTCAACACTTCCAATCGTGCCATCCAAAAGTTGCAAAAAAGATGCTGCTTCAGACAATTCAATTGTTTTCAAAAATTCTTTTACCGCTGCCTTACAAAGTTCTTCCCTAACAGACAGCCAAGGGACTTTTCTGTTCAAACACTCAATTGACAAAGAGGCAAGTTGTTGCAAGTCGTACTTCCCAACAAAAGAACTATATATTTTTTCTATGTCTCGAACGTTCTCTCGAAAAGTTTTTAAGTTTTTCGATATGTTTTCTTGAGTATCAACCGTTTTGTCATCCAACTCTTTTTCCAGTTCAACAATAATCTCATCATCAGTGCTTAATTGGACTTCAAGTTTTTCAATCAATTCACTACTTTTTACTGTGGATTTTGAATGTTTTTCAAGAAATTGTTGTGTTTTTTTCGTTTTTTTCATATTAATTTGTCTTATTGTAGCGACTACATATAAATTTCTTGCCTGGAGGCTCTAAATAAGTATTTTTGTAGTTAACTAAATTTATTTTGTTCTTATAAAGGCTTAACTTTACATTGTTTTGCATATTCATTGAATTAAGGCGACCAGCAACCAACAATGTTTGTGATGGAGTGGTTGACAAGCCATAGAAAGGAGAAGTGTGCGTATGTAACATCACAGATTGATTGAACTTCATCTGGTATGTCAAAAATGCATCAATAATGCCATTCAGAGCGTTAACGTGGTGTAGTAAACGCTGGATTGCTTCTTTCGTATTTTCACCCTTTAGGAGAGATTGGAGGTCACTGTCGTCGTTTCCTGCCACCAAGTCTATTCCAAAAGTTTTAAAAATACTTCCTCCCATTGAATTTTTTGTATCTGTTCCAGTAACTAACTTTATGCTCTCTCTGGATATTAAACGAATTGCATCTGCTTTCAAAGCGACCGCTGACTTGCCTTCAGACTCTCTTTTGTCTTTCGAGCCAATTTTGAAATTAGAATCAACATCAGTTTTTTGCGAAACATAAATTCTTGCTGCATCTTTGAAAAAATCAGGGTCCACTTTTGTAGACTTCCTAACATTCCCGACTTCAACAAAATCTTTTGATTCCGCACTATGTCTTCCTGCGACTATATCGATAGTCCCACACTTAGTATAACCTTTGGGGCCATATGGTCCAAGATTCTCACCATTATCATACTTTCCTGACACAAAAAGTGGTCCAGGTCTATCCCTACCAAAAACAATATATGTGTTGTTCTCACCATCTAAAATATTTTCACACTGTGCTTTGTTGAAAGTAGGAGTTGGCTCTACAAGTATAGAGCAACCAATCCCCCTAAATCTACTTCTTTCTTCAGCAGGCAGGTTCTGCAAATCCTCTCTTTCAATAGTTGGTAAATCTTTTATATCATTCGCTGGCTTAATCACTTATTACTTTGCTCCCGTCTGACCTAGTTGGCAAATTATCAAAATGAACATAAGGTTCAACACTATTGCTTCTACTCTGCCTGTCTACTTGCACTTCGTAATGTAAGTGAGGAGCGTCTGAATTTCCTGTAGAACCAACCTTGCCTATTTGCTGTCCCTTTTTAACTTCCTGTCCAAATCTAACTCCTACATCATTCAAGTGAGCATAAAGTGTATAATAAATCTTGTTTTTTCTTTTATGTTCTATCACAATGTATTTCCCATAATAAGAATATCTTCCTTTATTGATTTTTTTTGCAATAATTACTTTTCCACCTTCTGATGCCAAAACAGGGTCATCTTTTTCCCCACCTATATCAATTCCTGCATGTTTTTTCTCTTTCCCACTTTTCATAATTCGGGGTCCATATCTACTGTTCGGGAAAGCAGAAGGTTTGCTCCTTGGAACTGGCCATAGTAAACCCAAAGGTCTGCCATTTGTTCGACTTAAAGACTCTTTCCTTAGTTGTTTTTGTACTTTTTCGTTATTAATCCGCAAAGATGCAGCACTTCTTGCTGCCCTAGAAGCGTAAGGAGTTCCGTTTAAAAATTGTGATATAGTAGACTTTGTTTTTTCTGGGGTTAGTGGGGGGTAAGAAGTTACAGATGTAATTACAGGACCGGATAAACTACTTTTATTTTCATAATCAACTTTTACAATTGTCCCTTCCTTTTTTTTCGCACACTCTTTCGAAACACTTTGGTCTATACAAGTAAAAATAGGAAACATTTCAATCGTAAAGTGGTCTAAGGACAAATTGTTTTTTGATAAATTTTTTGGATAACCTAAAACATCTAAAGAAAAAGGTATCTCCGAATGTGGACCAGAGAAAACATAACACCTGTATCTGGCCAAACTAGGGGTTTTTGAACCTTTAGGTAACGGAGTGTCTGATTCCCTTCGCAACAATACCGCATACATATCTGTGCTATGTTCTATCGAAGGCTCAAACATTTTGTTTCCAGCGTCATTCATGGCACTCAAAACTGTTGTTTCGCGTAAATCAAACTCTCTAGAGCCAGCGACATCCTTTTCAAATCGATTTATCTGACCCCAGCGTTCTCCTTTTATTGGCATCTTTTTATTTGTTGAACTCCTGCTCTTTTTCTAATTCTTTATACAATGCTTCTGGACTATCGTAGTCTTCTTCGTCAACAACATTTTCTTTCTGTAATAGAGAGCCAATTTTTATCAACTGGTCTGTTGTTCTCATTTTTGTGTCCAGCAATTTACCCAGAAGGTGTCCTGTAGATTGATAACGGCTTCTATCCTTTTCAATGTACATCCACAAATCTTCTAGCAAGCCACCCGAAGAATCTCTATCTTGTATGGCATTGTCATATGCTTTTTCCAAAACATCTTTGGAATTTTTATCCGTCATTTATCCATTCTTCTCTTAATGCTTTATATCTGGCAGACAATTGTTTTACTACCAAAGCTATTTGTTTTGTCGGCAATTTTGTGATTTCTCTTATATAATAGTAAATGTCCCTTTTGGAAAAAAAATCTACGTCTTGTGCTTCATTTATAATTATTATAATAGACATAATAATTTTCTTTTTATTCGGGTCGTTTTCTTTAAAATACCACTTTTTTATATTTTCTTTGAAGAAATCTAAAAACTCTAACTTCTCTCGGTCTTCCATGTAAGTATTATAATAAATCAAGGAATCTTCACTATAATCGGAAAATTCATCCAAATCTATAAATTGCACTTCTCTTTCTTTTTTTGTTTTTTGCTTCTTTTGTTGAGCAAGAAACCAATTTTTTATTATCACGCTAAAGTAAGAAAATGCTGTAGATTTTTTGCTAGGGTCGTATTTTCCCAAGACCGATGGAATCCAAAGTTTACACTCTTCCTTCAGTACATCTATATTTTCCAAGGCATTAAATTTAAAAGTAATTACGATTTTTTCAATCATCTTATCTAGAACGGGCTGAATGTGTTGAATGAATAGTGCTTCTCTTTTTCTACTATCCTCTTCTGAATTATATTCAATAATTTTATCTTCATGTTCTTTTGTAAAATAGTGATTGTTTGTATTTTTACCTCTTTTCCTCTCTTCTTTAGGCTTTTTTTGATATTTCTTTTTCATTTTCAATTTCTCTTGGGACGCTATAATAAATTTCATGAAATTCTTCTATGTTATCTTTTATAGCAACAGTCTTCCTTAATAAATTTCCTATTGTTACATCACCATTGTACATTTCCATCCCTGATACTCTTTCTAGTTCGTATATATAATCTTCCAAAATGTCTTTCAAGACAAACAAATCGTTCTCAACATTTTCTTTATCAATTATTATTTTCCTATTAAACCAAAACAAAGTAAGATTTAGTAATATAGAAAAAGTAGTAAAGATAATGGAAGAAACACCTAATATCAACCACATATTTTTGTCCTTTAAATGATTATCTTGCCGTTAGATAAATAATAGTTTTTTTCTTTATTTAACAACAAATAATTAAATTCGTCTTTTTCATGTACATTGTAAAAATTTCTCAACAATTTCAACAATTTGATGGCTTTATCGTCAGCCAAATACGCTCTGTGCAATTCAAGTGCAATAATCCCTATATTTTTGAATAAATGTTCTTTATTTTTCAAAAAGTTATATTCTGCACCTTCGCAATCTAATTTCAAATAATCTATTTCTTGTGTTTGGCAAATTACAAATACATCTTCAAGAGATATAGTCAAAACATTTTCAAAAAAATTATTGTCGTTAGTGTAGACGATAGAAGCATCACCGCATCTTTTTTTGCCATTTTTATCTTCTATTGAATATAATTTAACAATATTTCCTGAATTACTGTAACAGGCTAAATTATGAATAAAATAATTTGTTATATCATTATTAAACAAGTAAGCGTTAGCCTTCAAACAATTGTTCAAACTGGCTTCAAATCCAAAAATTTTATTAAATTTAGAACTTGCATATTTAATAAAAGCACCTGTGTTGGAACCTACATCCACACATATATTCATTTTTTTATCAGGTAAATAATATGAAGATTGGCACTCCATTAATCTTCTATTCTGCCAATCATTAAAATTATAATAATCATCAAACTTTAAAAACATTGTCAATCCCAATCTTTCCTAAAATCTTCTTTCATGCTTCTGATATTTTCTTTTTTTTCCTCAATTGCTTTTTTTATCTTAATTTCTTTAGAATCTTTGTTGACATTGTCTTTTATAATGTTTGAGGAATTAAAAACACGCCTAACGTCCAACGAGTCACATTTTTCGCATTGAATTGGTTTGTCTATTAATTCTGAAAACAAACACTGGATGGTCATTCTAAAATTGCAATCATAGCAAACAAAATTATATCTTGGCATAACAATCTCACTGTGTTTGAGTTTTTTTCGCTTCTTCTAAACGCTCCAAGAAACGCTCTTTTACTCTCTCTTCCAGTTCCGGGGAAACTCTATAGACAGGTGGATTTTTCACGAACAAACTACGAATAGTTGGTTGTACTTGGAATTCAAGTTCTCGCAAGGTTTCTGTAATATCAGACTGTTCAGCAATAGCTTTTTGCAGACACAGTGCAATTGTCATTAATGCTTGGTCAGACAAAGAAAACGAAACATCTCTTTGTTTTTTCATATCATCAAGTTTTTTTTGCAAATCGGTTTTTTTTTCGTTACTCATTTTAAACTCCTATAGTTTTTCAAAAAATTTACCATCTCCAGTTACTTTTGTAATGCTGGACTATTTCATATATATGCTTTGAAAATTTTCGCTTTGGTTTCCAACCCAAAGCCCTCAATTTTGAATCATCAACAGAATACCTAACATCTTGCCCTGGTCTAGTGTAATTCAATTCAAAATACATTTTTCGCCTTACAGGACTCAGTGGAGATGTAACATCTGTCCTTCCTTCAAGGCTGTTGACTATCATCGTAGCAACTTCGATATTTTTGATTTCTTCATTACTACCAATGTTATAAATTTCATTAGTTACTCCACTTTCGATTATTTTCATAATTGCGTCTGAAGTATCTTCTACATGCAACCAACTTCTGATTGGTTCTCCTTGGTCGTGTAACCTAACTTTATGCTTCGATTCTATAAGTTTTACACACAAAGGGATTAACTTCTCTGGATACTGATATTTTCCATAATTGTTTGTTGGGCGAACAATTATATACTCTGTGCCATAAGTCCTATGCCATGATTTTATCAACATATCAGCAGAAGATTTTGAGGCAGCATATGGATTGGACGGATTCAGCATACAATTCTCTGTAAAAGAATCATCGACAGTATCACCATACACTTCGTCTGTGCTGAAATGGAGCAAAATAGGTCTTTTTCTCACATTCGAAGGCTTGTTGTTTATCAATGTCAAAATGTTTCTAACTCCATCTATATTCGACCTTATAAAACTTTGACAGTCAATTATAGAATTTCCAACATGAGACTCCGCAGCAACATTAATAATATAATCGCAATCAGGAATGTATTCTAAATCGCAAATATCAACATCTTTGCTAGAAAAATTATGACAACTATTAATGCTGCGTATAATTCCTGAAGAATTGGGGAGTGAAACTCTAGTACACTTGTCGTAACCAAGAACCTTCCATCCTTTATTTAAACAAGATAGTGTTACATGACTACCTATAAAACCTTTCCATCCAGTTATTATTACTGTTTTCATATTTATTCCTTTAACAATTTCCAAGCATTCTGTCTATCAAACAACTTTGAACTGTTGCCCAAATAGTTTCCCTCAACAATCCTAATATTTCCAGAAAAACCAATGAATTCTTCAACAGGCATGATATAAAAAATATTAAGTCTTTCTATGTAAACACAAGCAAAATCAAAATCTTCTAAATTATATTTTTTGCCTTGACTCCTTCTGTTTTTTATATTATATATGCCATTATACCCTTCTGCCGTCTTTATCTGTATTTTTAACAATTTTTGGCCGTTATCCACAACGACATCATATGGCAAATTATCTCCTGCTGGAATCGAGATGGCCAAACCTTGCTTCATCGCTTCCGTCATAAATGCGTATTCTGCAATAGTGCCTATCTCTTTATAATATGACCTCCCTTTAACACTCATCTTTTTTTCCTATATATTCTTACATTAGTGGTAAACCCCTTCGACGTAGAAGGATAAAAACGATGAATCATAATCTCTCCATTATCTCTTTTTACACCCAACATCACGGAACCACAACAAAGAGAGATTCTAGACTTGCCACTATCGAAAATCAAAATATTTCCTCTTTTTACTTTTGTAGTTTCAATATATTCCATGCTTTCCTCAGATAAAATAATGCAATTAATTAACTAAAATCATTATAACCCCATTTTCGCATTATTTCTATTTTTTTTTCTGCCAAAACATTACATTCTGGGTTGTCATGGTCAAGACACCACTCTCCATTCACACACCATGCGTCTATTTCGCAATCGTAGCCACTCTCAAGCACTTTTTTGAGATGCGAGGGGCTATTCTTGAGTTCAGAATTTGGACCCTTTAGATTGCCTCTATGAAGGATTATTTTCATCTCTTAATCTACCCACTGATAATATAAACTATCGCCTATGTAAATTTGCCCTTCAAATATAGAATCCATTTTACAAACAACATGAAAACAATCTTTTTTGAATTCTATTGCTTCAATTTCATTTGGAGACAAACAAGCCACTTTCGTATAAAAATAAGAATCAACATCATAATTTTCAATTATAACTTTCCACACTTTAAAACCTCATTCACAAAAAATTTACAAATTGCCTGTGGTCAACCAAACAAGGAACCTCTTTGAAGAGGCTAAATTCTTTCAAATCACGATAAGGTGGAAGTTCCGGCAGGTCTTCCATGTGTTCTGGATAATTTTGCATTAACATCAAGCCTCTTGCTGCATCTACCGGAGTCATATAATGGTTGAAACCGTTCATACAAATATCGTCCACATGATAAGAAACTTCTGAGCGTCCTTCGTAACGCATTTTCTTAAACCATTCGTATGCCTCTTTGTTATCGCATAAAATCATTCCACCTTTGCCAATTTTAAGATGTTTTTTAATGTGGAAAGATAAACACATAAATGAACCTGGAATGTACATGTCTGAGGTCAAACGCCTAGCAGAATCATAAATTGGCAGAGGGTCTAGTTGATAAATTCCTTTCCAATAATTTCGACCAGCATCAAACATCAAGTCGTAATCTGCTCTCATAATAGCCTGCGGAACAGATAAATAAGTTTTTGATGGGATTTTGATCCTAAAATCTTTAGAATTCTTTACAATCTCTTGCTTATATTTAAACCACTCCAAACACAAATATAATGAATTCGTACAAGTGTCTGTTGCGATTGCATATTTTGCGCCTGTGTAGTCGCACATCGCACCTTCAAACATCTTTATAATATTATATGGGTTATATTTCTTTTGCACTTTTACTTCCTTCCTTTGAATAAACTACCGCATTATTCAAAAAAATATGATAATCAAAATTGTCACACACTCTTAGTATTTTTTTATTACCAGATTCCCAAGACCTCCATAACTGTAAAACCTTTAAAAATTTTACATCATTTCTTCTGGGACATTTTACAAAGCCTAAAATAATTTGAATAAAATTGTCTCCCAAGATAGACAAATCACCTTTTTTTGCTGAAATCGGTTCTACTTTTTCATACTTCATCTTCTTCTCCTTCTTTCTTGAAAGTTAAAAAAACAGGTTTAAAGCCGTTTCTAAGGAACAATTTCTTACTAGCCTCATTATCCCACTTAACTTTAGCAAAACTGTCTGAGAATTCGTCTTTGGTGTGTCGCTGAAGTTCTTGAAGCATGAACGAGCCAACACCTTTTTGTTTCCACTGAGAGTGTGTACATATTCTTATATCTTTGTCTACAATCCCGCACCATCCTACTTTTGTCCAGCCGTAAAGCGAAAAAGACTCACAAATCCAATATTTGTCTATGTTTTTTGCCATATAATCTTCATGCTCTTCCTTTCCAACACGTTGATTTCCAAAAGCCCAAGAATTTTCTTGGCTATTACGAACCATCCTTATCCAACTGGAATCTTCCATGTTGGCTTCTCTTAGTCGCAGTTTCATTTTTTCTCTCGTTACCACTTGTCAACTTGATTACCATAAAAATTTTTCTCACCCATCCAATAACTCCTAAGATAATCCCTGGTGTGCATACATGTTTTCATGTCTTCTCCAAGATATAGGTTTAAAGTAGAACCAATATCCAAATATGTATTGTCAGGAAAAGTAGAATAACATTTGTGGATGATTATATTGCTCAAACTCGCAGCAGAACAAAGAACAATCGAATTTCTAATGTTTTCTCGAATAATGTATTCAAAAATATCAAAATGAATATTGCTGTTCTTTTTCATACAATCTGAGCCAATACGAAAATCTTTTTTTACTTTAAAAGGTAAACCTCTTAGGTCTGCTCTTTCGTTAACAACATAGATTATATCACGATTAGGAAATATTTTCAACACAATTTCTTCAATAAAACGTTTATAATTGGCGTTGATAAAAAGGTTTGCAAAAGTCAAATCATCCTGTTCTTTATCATATTCGAAATTAATATGCGCCATGTCTTGTAGAGAAGGGACTCCTTTAAAATAATTGCATTGCTTGTATTTATAAGAGTCATACAAAAGGCCACGATAAAATTGGTCAGCATCAGGGTCGAAAGACTTCTGCTCTTCTGGGCCATAGATGTTAGAACCTGCTTTGTCGCCAGTAATATAAAAATTGCTTCCAAGTACTAACTTCTTGTTTTGCAATATAAAACACTCTCCGTCAGAGAATCTAGAAAAAGCAAAGTTTTCTCCGACTTCTAATTTGTCTCTAAACTTATCAAATTCTTCAAAAAAATCTTTCATTCTCAAACAACCATTTTTTCTAAAATTTCACATATTTTTTGTGCAGTATTGCCTTCGCCATAAGGACAATGATAGTTTTTATAAAGATGAAATTTGTTTTTTTCTACGGAAAACAAATCCAACAATTCGTAAGGTTCGCGCACAAACGTTGTAAGTTCATCTTCTTTTCTCTCTGAATCTTCAACCTTTCTACAACAAAAAACTTTTTTTCCCAAAAAAGTTGATTCTTCTTGTACGCCACCACTATCAGTTATCACGCAAGATACGTCTTTCAATAAATCAACAAAATCATCATGATTCATAGGCTCTACAACTTTAACATATTCAAAAATATACTTGTGTTCTTGGATTTTGGGAGATGGATGCATCGGAAATATAAATTCATATTCTGGATTTTCGATTGCCAGAGCCTCTAACGCTTCAAACCACTCGACAATCCTACTTTGATTTTCTCGACGGTGCATCGTGATAATTACTTTGTCTTGATAAGAAGTTTTACCCTTGATGTCAACAATATTGTCTAAACCGCTGTTCCCAACAACATATTTTGTTCCTCTAATGCCTTCAACAACAAGGTTCGTTCTCTCTATGTCTGTTGGACAAAAATGGTATGAAGCAATTGCTGATATAGCTCGACGATTAAATTCTTCTGGGTACGGATTCACATTGTCACTTCGCATCCCTGCTTCAATATGGATAACAGGAATTTTACGATGGAAAGCGCAAAGAGCAAAAGCAAACGCTGAGGTTGTGTCTCCTTGAACAATGACATATTCTATTTTGTTATGTTTAGAATATTCACTATCAAACAATCCGAATGAATGCCAGATGGCAGACTCTACAATAGAATCCAAACGATTTTCAGATTTATAAGAGCGAGTGTGAAAATTTTCTGTTAATCTTTCGTATGGAATACTGTCAGAAGAAAGCAATTCTTTGTGTTGACCTGTGCATACCAAACGATATGGAATTTTCATTTCTTCCATTTTTTCAACAATTGGTTTTAATTTATTAAATTCTGGTCTAGTTCCGAAAGCAATTAAAAACATGTTTGTTTCCCTTTTAATTTATTTCCATATGTTGCTTTTCATAAAATCGTTCCAAGTGGACCAATAAGGGTCATTGTCGCTTAAAAAGTCAGACAATTGCTTGTGCATGTCTACAACATCTTGTTTCCTAGCTTTTTCTTCCCCATATTGTTTTTTTACAAAAGTCGCCTCTTTACATAACTTTTCCCTCTCTTTTCTTTTTTGCATCAGTTTTTTCATCATTTTGCTCATATTTTTTAATTCCCCAAATCAACTCTCACAATACTACCATGAACTTTTGAAGTTGACAAGCCTTTGTATTCTTGTGAGGCAAATAAAGCATTCCATCCGTTCGATAAAGCATTTTGAACACACATGTCTCTTTCAGAAAAAAATTCTTTGTGAGATTTTTCGTTATTGTTTGAACTAGCAACATCGTCAATGCCCAACTCGTTACCTTTTGTACTACCCCAAAAATCTTTGTTATGTGCTGGATGGGGTGGCACAAAAGTTTCGATTTTTCCATATTTTTGTAAACAATATGAAAGTTGTATGTCTTCGCCGTTATCAAAAGTTGGAATTTTTTCTCTCCACAAATACGGCAACCATTCTCTCTTCATAAACCAAGCATGACCAACCAGACTAACACGCTCAACCTCTTTGTTTGGGTTTGGCCACCCAACTCTTGTGTGTGGATTGTATGTATTGCTATGTAATTTAACGCCAGCACTACCCATTAAACCCTCCGAAGTCTGCATCGTATTCAAACAATTCTCAAACCACCTCTTTCCTGGGATTGTATCATCGTCAAAGAATGCCAGATATTTTGTATCTGCCAACAATGCAACAGCAAAACGACCATAAAATTTCCAATTGTGATTGTTGCAAAAATACCTATCGACACCTATCCCTTCCAATGTTCGCAATTTGTCATCAAAATATTCAACAACATGAGGGTCAAAATGATATAAACTATCTTCTTCGTTTATCCACAACCAAATCTCTTTAGGTTTAACAGTTTGATTGCGAATCGCCTCAATCTGCTCTTTCAAATTCTGCGGTCGTTTGTATAACGTCAAAACAACCGTAATATCTTCTTCATCACTTGAAAATTCTAGTACTTTTTTTTTCGAATCAAGTTGAGCGATTATTAAATTCTCAACTTTTTGTGGTGCTTCTCGATGCAAATCAATAAGTTCTTTTCCTTTCAACCTAAACCAATCTTCACTCGTCGCCCCAATATTATTGTTACTTTTTATTTTCAAGCCAAGCATTCTTGATTCGACACAAACTCTAGACATAGTTTCTAGAGTTTTAGGAAAGAAAACAAATCCGATATGTAAACTCAACAATTCAGTAAATTGTTTCCAGTGACCAAACGCAAACGAATAATTTAAATTGTTTTTTTCGCAATATTTTACTGCGCCTATCGTATTTTTATGGTCAATCTTTGAATCCATAATAGACCAGCCATTTTCTTCTATAATTTTTTTATTTTCTGTTTTTAAGTTCCTAATATCATTTAACTTTTCTAAATAATCAAGTTGTTCTTTGTTCCACAAACTAAAGTGAGAAACTACAACATTGGCTTTTGGGAGATTTTTTTGAACTACTTCGCCATGCAAAGAAGATTGAGCAACAACTGCATTCGCATGATTATAAAAATCTTCATTGATAATGTATGATTGTGGTGCTTTATAATCATCAAAACCAGAAGGATTGCGATTTTTCAAATATTTGTGGTCATGCTCGTAAATAATGTATTTTCTTTTGTCAATCAAGTACTTCTTTATGCATTCAGAAAGTCCAACAAAATTAGACACAACAATCTTATAATCAAAAACTGAATCTAAGAATTCTTGAGTACACTCACTTGAACGCACTTTGATAACATTGTTGTTTTTTTGCAATTGCCTTATTAAAGCATCATCACAAAATTCTGCTCCACCTTGAACATGCTCTACAAAAAAATCAGAAATAAAAACAAAATTCATTATTAATCTCTCTTCTTTTTTTCAAGCAGGAAAGAAATAGAATTAGAAGATCTAGAAGGGTAAGTACCAACAATATCATATTTTTTCAATGAAGCGTTTAACATTCCGTCAATCAAATCATTCTTCGAAGCATCAAAAGTGTTCAACAAAAATTTATTGCCTTCAGAATCAACAGATTTTCTGGAGTCTCTTTCCATAACAATACACAAGTTATCATTTTTATCCATAATTGCATCAATTATCGTATAACCTTCTGCTGCCTTCATTTCACTTGAAAACCTCTGGGGGTTATCAATTGATAAATTTTTATAAATTATCTCTTTCATTTTTTTCACCTCAATCAAATTCTACAATTTCAATTTGTTTTTTTTCAGTATCTAAACCTAAACTTTCAATGAACTTTTTATACTGATTTTCGACAGAAAATTCTTTCCTTACCCACTCTCCCAACTCCCTAGCCATTTCATTTTTTGTTTCTATTTGGTTATACACCTCTCTCAGTTTAATCTTATAATCGCCTGATTTTGGATAAGACCAATGCGAATCTTCTTGTATAACAGTATCCCAAACAGCCTCTTTTTGAACATTTCCAATAGTATATTTGACAGGAGTAAAAAGTTGCTTAGATTCTTCCTCCGTCTGTTTGTAAAGAAAATCAACGTGTCCAGACCAATCCACCGCTAATACCGGCAAATCATTCGACGCTGCTTCGAAAGCAGGAAGGTTGAAGCCTTCATTACCCAAAGAAATCAAGCACTTAACTTTCTCATGTTGGTACAGTGACGCCATTTCTTCTTCGTTTAAATCTCCATGAATAAGATATACTCGACATTTTCTTCCTTCGTATTCTTTTAGAAGATTTGCGACTCTCTCTTCAGTATGGTTTCTATCGATAATCGAACCATTAGCAATAGAAGTTTTTACCACAAGACCTACTTCTTTGTCAAAAAATTCTTCAACCCACCATCGAATAGTATCATTTAGATGTTTCCTGGGAGACCACTGAGCGACAGTGAGAAAATTAAAATCCGTGTCAAACGAAAATGTTTTTTCAGGATTTTCAACTTTTGCAAAAAGCTTTTCTTCAACTGGAAAACCTACATGCTCAACTGGTTTGTCCACTTGAACCGTAAATTTTTCTTTTGTCTGAGGGTCTTCCATATAATATTTGGTGTTCAAAAATCCAAACGATGCGTGTTTCGAAGTCGTAATGATTTTATCTACATTTTCGTTGCATTTTTGAACCCACAAAGGAGAAATTTTCGTAGATTCTACTCCGGCAGTAACTCCATAATTTACTGGAGCAATTCTCTCAAACTCCCCAGGAATTGTCACTTGAACCGACAAATCGAACGTTCCACCCGAATTAATGTAGTGAATAGTTTTTTCCAAAAGACCGTCAATCCAAGTGTTCTCAGGTGTTTTTCTCAAATCCCATGACGTTTTTCCCCAAGGAATCGCCAACAAATAAATGTCAAACAAGTGGTCATACTCGCGCAACGCTCTCAAGACAAAACGCGCATGTTTGCCATAACCACTTTGAGTTAAAATAGGAGCGCGTAATATTAATTTCTTTTTCATTTTATCCTCTTATTTTATTTCTTTGATTGCCCAGGGTTTGTATCCCTTTCTTGTTTCCCACGAACCAAAGTCTTCATGTATCTTCTTCATAGTGTTAACAAACCCTTTTTTGAATTTATCAAAACCATAATTCTTTAATACATGTTTTCGACCTAATTTACCCATCTTGTTGTATTCTTTGTGGTTTTTGTTCCATTTTTTGTACAATTCGACAGTATTTTTAAGAAAATCTTCTTTACTGTATCTATCTTCAAAAATATATGGCGTGGGATGCTGCGTACCGACAATCATTTGAGAAGATGGACGTAGACCCCTCCCAAACCAATTTTTGCCGTCTGTGACTTGCTCTTGCGGTCCTCCGGTCATTCCTACCAAGACTGGGGTCTCACATGCCAAAGATTCCAACACGCACAAACCAAAACCTTCAGCATCACTGAGATTTATTGATAAATCCACCGCATTATATATTTGAGCCAACTGATGTTCGTTTAAAGTTGTTGTAGAAAATAAAACTTTTTCATCGCCCAAATTAAAATCTTTAACAATTTGCTGCAAGTTTGCTCCATGTGGGTCATGTGGGTCAGTATGTAGCAAAAATGATGCTTTGTCCTCACCAACAATATCGAGAAAATCTCTAAACCAAACCAACATAGTTCCAACCATTTTTCTTCTAGCGTTACGACCATTATAAAACAATACAAATTTATCTTTGCATTGAGGTAATAAAGCCTCCTTAAGATTCCCACCCAAAGGCTTAAAAACATCCGTATTTACAGTATGACCCAAGCGAACTGTGGGAACTTCAGGAACCAACTCTTTGCAAATTTTGTCTGTTAATTTAGAAATAGGGATAATCACATCATTCGATGACAAATACTTTTTGTTGTATTTCGGAACAGGAAAGTTGTCCCAGACGTGGAAATAAACCATTGGCACTTGTTGCCTGACTTCATTCTCAATTAACCATAACCACTCGTAAAATCGAGGGTCCGTCATGAAAAATAAAATATCAGGACGTTCTGTTTTCAACAAACTTCTGACAATATCCGGCGTTCCATACCCATCAACAGGATATAAAGTCAAATCATCACCATACTTGTCAAATCTTTGTGGAGTATAATTTTCATGCTTTACTGCCCCACCAACATAAACAAAAGAAAAATCTCCTGTTTCATACAAAGCATCCACAACATACCTTAGTTGATTGGCAACACCCGATGGGGCTAACAAATGGTCGCCAATCACCATAACTTTTACTTTTTTTGCTTGTTCACTCATTTTTTCCTCTTATTTGTTATAATTTAGCCTCGATTGCAAAATTCGCTGCGCCTGAAAGGACACCAACGACAATCACTAAAATTGCCCAGCGGAGGGAAAAACCCCCTTTCAATATTTTGTACAGTCTTGTCTATCATACTCAACATGTTGTTGTTTTTTTTATTTCCGCTCGACATTCTTAGGATTTCTACTTTCTTCCTTTTTTCATTTCGCTTCAACAAAATGAAATATGTCTCAACGTCCTTTGGATTTAAATCGTGTTTTTTACAATAAAAATGTTTGTATAGTTGTAATTGATATGTATAAAGCGGATCTCTTCTTTTATTTGTGTCCCAATCATAATTGGTTGTCTTGTAATCAATAATATGATATTTTCCATCGTTTGTTTTAATTACCAAATCTATAAAAGATTTTATCTTCCAAGTAGAATTAGATTTGACTTCAGACATTTCTTCATTCATTTCATGTTCTGTCGAAATTACCTGGAATTCTCCAAAATAATTTTTCAACTCCTCTAAGGTCTTTACAATCAAGAATTCTCCCTGCTCTATCATTTCGCTTATCAATTGCTTTCTATAATGCTTGTCGTAAAATTCTTCCAAATAATCTGACAAAAGATAATTTTTGCCTGTGTTGTACCACTCTATAAAAAATTTAGACGAAGCTGATTCAACAATTCTTTTTATAAACAAATCTTGGAATTCATTTTCTTTCAAATCCCTATTTGTATTGCAAAGTTCTTCCAACAAATCATGAACTGTACTACCAAATATGGTGTATTCATTCGAACTATAAGAAACGAGTTTATCTACATACTTTAATTTGTATCTTTTAGGGCATTTTTGAAACGTTTGTATCGAAGACCATGATAATCTCATTTTTCAACCTTTTTTTCAGACTTCTTTTTTTCAAATTTCTTTTTTTTAGGTTTTTGAACAGTTTTTTTCTTTATCTCCCAAGACCAATTGGTCTCTGCTTCGCAATCGCTGTAGTTGCAAAACTGAAAGGATGGCTGAGATAAGCATTTTCCCAACAATTCTCCCGAATCTAGTTCTGGCATAATCATTTGCAGAACAATGTATGTCGATAAACTACTTTTAGGCTCTACAGCATATACGTTTTCTCTTGTTTTTGTTACAAAAAATGTGATTTTGTCATCATCTTTTACAATTTTATAATCATACCAATTTTTCATTCTTACAATAAACCTCATAATTTACTCTAACAGAGTGTTGGAGATCGGATGTAGGCATATTTTCTACAAATTTTAATCTACAAGAGACATAAGTTACAAACAAAAATTTACCATTTCCTAAATCAATACCAACATTAAACAAACCTTTGAACAAATTATTGTTTTTCTTTACCCAAACGCTGCCTTTATTCGTTTTACTTTCTAATCGCTTATAATTCATTTCAAAAAATCTACAAGTTCTTCGATTTTTACGCAAACTTCTGGACATATGTTTTGAGCGCGATCTTTGTCCTTCAAAAAAAAATTTTCAAAAGAATTAGCCCAATATTCTCGAAGAGAAGTTATCCCATAACCAGAACAAAACATGTCTTTTGTTATACTCTCTATTACGTCATATCCTAATTCCTGAAAAAAATAATCTAAATCCTCGGAAAAATCAGGAGAAAGCAAGTGATAAAGAAGTTTTTTATTATTAGGCTTGCTACTTCCCAATCTATCCCAAAACTCACTTCTTTTTGTTAAAAATTCTTTTTCGATTTTGCCATCACCATAAATCAGTTTGTGACATGTGTCTTCCAAGTGATGTGAAACTTCGTGAATAATATCATCCAGCATATCCTCAATGCTGTCCTGCTTTCCTGTCACATAAATCGCACCATCTTTATACAAAGCATTTATATTTCTTTTTTTAAAATCAGGGAGTTCAACAACATAAATTCCATCCAAACCGTTATAAAGAAATTTTGGAAAAACCTTTTGCAACTGGATGATTACCTCTTTTATGTCCATCCCCGTCTTTTCGAACAAAGGGGATATTAAAAATAACTTAGTGTCGCCACTAACATCATATATGTTAGCCTTTCCTCTGCTTTTGCTATTTTTGCTTTTTATATACTCACGAAACACTTTCTAATCCTTTTTTAAGTTAAAATTCATCTTCAATTCTTTGCTGATAGCCTTTTAAGAAACTTTCTTCCACAACAAATAAAAATAAATCTGGGAACTCTTTGTTTATCAAAGATACAACGTCTTCCGCTTTTATTGTCGCTCCTTCCTCTAAACCATTCTTGTGTGCATAATAATCTAAAATAAGTTCCTTAATTGTTCCTTCTTTTTCTAATTTAGATGAAAATTTATTCTTTTCAACCCATTCCTTCATCTTCAACACTTTTTCCATTATAACACAACTCCTTTTTAATTTCATTTTTTTTTATAATAATTTAGAAGAAATTGTTGCGAGAGGACTTCTTTCCCCTTTTTTCAAAACAACATGAGAAGATAATTCTTCTTCCTTCATTTTTTCAATAATTTGAGACAAACCATTGTTTTCTTTTGTCAGTTTAAAATCATCAATTTGTTCAACATCACCAATAAAAACTACTTTAGTGTTATGCCCTACTCTTGTAACAATAGTTTTTATTTCATGCAAAGACATGTTCTGGGCTTCGTCGATAATAAAAAAAGCGTCTGAAATTGAACGACCACGAATAAATGTTGGTGCTTCGACTTCTATAATCCCTTCAGCAAACAAATCTTCAACAGCATGTTTGTCACCCAATATATACTCCAAGTTATCTTTGATTGGCGCAATCCATGATTCCATTTTGTCTTCTTTCTTGCCTGGAAGATAGCCAATTTCTTTACCCATAGGCTGAATTGAACGAGTAATTACTATTTTTTTGTACTTTTCTTCTACTAAAGTCTGATACAGGGCTGAAGAAATGGTTAATAATGTCTTTCCAGTTCCTGCTAAACCAGTCATCGTTACTAGAGGTATATCCTTATCAAATAAAAATTCATAAGCATATTTTTGTTCTTTGTTCTTTGGTATAGCCCATTTTGGTCTAAAATCAAAAAAATCCTTTGTTTTTTTGAAGTTTTTCTTGTTAAAATCTGATATTAAATGAAAATTTTGCTTTTTATACACGCACAAAGCACTTTTTTTATCATCGATGTCTGAAGTTACAATTATTGGTTGATTTTCATAAAATTTGTTTTTAAAGCCTTCACTAGATAACTTCTTCTCCTTATATATTTTATCAATATTTTCATCATTTACTTTTATCAATCTAATTTCTTCATCTATTTTGCTATTCTTTTTCTTTTGAATAGCAGACATAGAATTGATTCCTAAAAATGAACATTTCAAGCGCAAATTTAAATCATTAGAGACAATAAAAACTTGATTTTCCTCTAATTTTTTGTTATAATAAAAGCCATGATAAATTATCTTATTGTCATTTTTGTTTAAATCTAATTCTGGAATGAAGTACTCTTCGTAATTTATCTGCTCTATTAACAATTTGCCTCTATTTTTGCCTAATTTATATGAATTTTTAACAACTTTTTCTATTTCTTTTAAAGATTTTCTTGCTCTATAACTTTTGTTGGAACTATCAGATTCCTTTAAATTGTCTAATTCTTCCAAAACAACAAATGGAATTAAAACATTACTTCTCCCATAACAATATAAATTTTCACTATCCTCCATAAGAACACTTGAGTCTAAAATATACATTTTTTTATTCAATTTTTTATTCCTCTTTTATATAAAAAATCCTCATGAATAAATACAAAATTGAATAGCAATACTTATGATGATTAAAAAACGTATTATAAGAATATATTCCTATTATAAATAAAAATATATAATATTATAAAACATTTATATATCATTATATCACATTTTACTTACTTTTTCAATAAAAAAAAATTTTTATTTTTTGTTGAAAAATGACAAAAAATGTGTATAATGAAAAAAAAGGAGTTCTTGTGTGAAGATTAATGGTGAAAAAGTAAAGAAAGTGAAAATCATGGTATATAAATGTTCTTATTGTTCCGATTCTTCTATTCTTTATACTAAAAGTGAATTAAAAAGACATTTAAATGAAAATCATGTAAAATGTTATTGTGGAAAGGTTATTAACAAAAAGAAAGCAAAAGATATACTTTCTTACGTTTTGTGTGAAGAATGTAAAAAAAAGCAATTTTATTTATTAAAAAAATAAGGAAACTTGCCTTTTAATGACTGAAAACGCCTCTCAGAGATGCCTAAAAAACTTTTCATTTGAGAATAATTTTCAGAATTAGAAGAAGCAAACTTTAAAATTGCCTCTTCAACAATCCATTTTAAATTGTGTATAATAGGCAGGCCATATAATCTATTGTGAGCAATCTTACTTGACAATTCTAATTTTACTGCAATTAAATCTTGCAATTCCAAATTAGAAATTTGAACCAAAGTAGAGGAGTCCAGTTTACCCTGTTCTTCTAGTTCTTTGATAATTGAATATTTTTTTTTTAGCATTTTTTTGAATTTAAATGCCTTCCAAACTTTCAGGTGGAGGCTCCATATCAGGCTCCATATCAGGCTCCTCAGAATTCAATCTAGATTCTAAATCTCGCCTTTCCTCTTCATAACCTGGAACTCTTACATCTTTTGGTTCTTCTTTCATTTCATTATGTGCTTTGTCAATATGCAAAAGAATATTTATAGCCAGATAACGAATAAACAAATCTCGATTCAAATCGTCAGATATTTTGTCGTAACCATCAATAATAATATCATCAATATCTGTCATCAAATCTAATGCTTGATTTTTAGCATCCTGCTGACCACCACCTTTCAGTTCCATTTCAGAACGTTTGGTTTTACGTTCTTCTGAAGTTTCTAAATTGTGTGTTGGAGTCGTTGTAATACGAATTTTTTCTTCTTTTTCCTTAGTCTCTTCATCATCCCTGAGTTCTTCCTCTCCCTCATTGCCAAACAACTCAGTGTCAATAGGAGACTCTTCAGGACTTTCAGGTTTGATGTCGATTCGAACTTGATTCTCTCGCAATACGCCTTTTATTTGCGAAATTTCATTTTCAATGTCTAAAATATCAAAACTGGTAGCAAGTAAATCTTCCAAATACATAATGATATATTTCTTGAAGTATTCAACAAATTCACTGTTGTCTCCTAAAGATTTGGTCTTCATGTGAATATCGTCTTTAATTTGAATTAAAACTTCATGATTCAGAATGTTTATCCCAAAATATTTGCTAAATTTCTTGTCTTCTGAAGATTCCCTCAAAAGAGCTTTTTGTATGTATTTTCTCAACATACATTCTTTATGTTTTCTTTCTTGAATTACTTCTAATATCTTTTTGCGAATATAATGTCGCAAAATATGCTCTTCTTTACTATTTCTTGTTTTCATAGTTTTCTTTTTCCCATTTTTCTAAAATGTCAATGATTGTAGATTTAGTTGCCAAAGGAGGGAGTTTAATCTTCAGTTTTTTTGCAACCTTTTCTAATTCTGCCTTAGAACTACTTTTTTTGAAAAATTTATGTTCTTGTTTCACTTTGGCTTTACTTTCAGTTTCCACTTCAACCTTGACTTCTTTTTTTTCTTCAACTTTTACTTCAATCTCGACATTTTCTTCTTTTACAGTATTTTTTTCTCGCTTTTTTAAAAGCAAACTTCTTTTCCATTTTTTACCCATGATAGTTTTATCCCATTGCTTGTTTAATGCACCTTTTAACCCAAATAAGACAACTTTTTGCAAGTTTAGTGCTAAAGTGTGCGCTTGTTATTTTTTTTGCCCAAAATGGCTCTATTTTTTGTTTTTTTTAAAATATCTATCCATTCTTTTAATAAACTATTGCTTTTTTTATAATTATCCTCCCAATCTCTAAAATACATAGAACCTTTACTATTTGCTTCAATTTCCATTTTTCTTAAATAAGGGTCTGTTTGAGCATAGTTCTCATCTGTAGCATAATACAATTGATTATCACAGTTTTGCTTGTGATGTATCAATTCGTGAGAAAGTGAGCGAAATATATCTTTAATATGCCGACCATCGACATAAATAACTATTAAAAAATTAGATGGGTCGTAATAAGCAGTTTTACCTAACGGGTTTTTTTGATTCTCTTCGTCGGATACAAAATTTATTTGCACTTGCTTGTCAAAACCTAGTTCTTTTTGCATGTGATTGTAAAAATGATAAATCATCTTTTCATACTGAGAAATGTCCATGTTCGAATTGTTTTTGATTTTCATTTGCACAATTTCCTGATTTCTTTTTCTTGTAAAAATTGTAATATTTCTTTGAATAATTGCATCGCTTTCAATCCTTTGCTAAATCTAGTGCTATAAGTCTAATTTTCTTTGTTTTTTTGTCGAAAACATAGCCTATGTTTTCATAATGAAAATCACTAATGTGATAACCGTATTGGTGCAAGTCATATATGCCATTGATGAAATCATTGATAATTGGATATTTAGATTGTATTTTCTTTAGTTTCATCATAATTTCTGTTTTTTTGAATTTGCGTTTTGGCTTTAAATCCTTGAATATGCGACTCATTTGGTATAGAAAAAGTTCTATACCAAATTCATACTTTGTCGCGGTAGATGTCGAATATCCATCGTTAGAAGGCTTGTTGTATTCTTCATATAATTTTAAAAATTCAGGGTCTTCGAAATAATCAGATAATACTGATTCTATTTCTTCTTCACTATCAAATATGTTTACTTTTTGACTCACTATAAAATAATTATCTTCATCTTTGTAATAAACTTTTGGAATTAATCTTGAAAATCTTGCTTGAATTTCTTTTCTCCCTTCACTCTCGATGTCTTCAAGACCTGCGGTTCCTACAAATCTCATATTAGGTATTTTCAATACAAATTCATCACTTATTTCATATACTGTTTTGTAAAAACCAGAACCAAGATGCTTATAGTTTTCTGAAGCATAATCCCGCAACATTCTCAAAATAAATTCGTGCCTTGTCGAGTCTGGCAATTTACTATAATAATCTTTAATTTTTTTTGTTATTTTCAAAAAATTTTCAAATGAGGGACTAATGTATTCAGATATTTTGCCTTCATTTAAGACTTTAAGTATTTCTTCTTTGATTATGTTTTTAATTGACATTTAATTGTTCTCTTGATTTCTTATGTATTCTTGGTATCTTGGGTTCTCTTTCGCTGCTTCATGAACATGCGGATAAAAGTCTTTAGCCAATTTTATCAATGCTTCAAGTGGACAATTTTCATTCCAAGCAACTTCACGTCTGACAAGAGGCTCATCATCTCCACTCAATTTCATCAATATTTCAGGTGGAGAATTTCTATTCCAAGCAACTTCCCTTCTGACATGTTTATCTGAAGATTCACTCTTTTTCCAGAATATTTTTAAAGATATTTCATTACGTTTAGATTTAGCAAAACTTAACACTTCTTCGTTTTGATTGTGTTTTAACACAAAATTTAAAAATTCTAAAGACTTTCTAAGAGAGTCTAGAGAGTCTTCTTGCATTTCCATTGTTTCTAGTTGTTCTTTGAACTCTTCTACATCCATATTCTGAACTATTCTTCTCGCACTTGTTACTTCTCTTACT